TTTTAAACCTTTTTCATTTTAAACCTTTTTCATTTTAAACCTTTTTCATTTTAAACCTTTTTCATTTTAAACCTTTTTCATTTTAAACCTTTTTCATTTTAAACCTTTTTCATTTTAAACCTTTTTCATTATATTTTTGGTCAATACAATCATCATTATCAGAGTCAGAATCAACTTTAGATTCAGTTACTTTATTTTTAATTGTACCATGAATATGAATTTTTTTTGGTGCAAGTGATTTTAATGTAGACACACGTTTGTCTATATTTTTAAGTGTAAAATGTTTATTACTTTTTATATAAGTTAAAGCAGGAATTTCTTTAATTACACCAGAATCTTTATCATATACAACGTCTTTTACACGTAATAATTTTTTTTTATCAAGGCTATCTTTTAAAAAATAAGTTAATAATTTACACTCTTCTTCATCAATATTTTTTTCATTTTTATATATCTCTACATATTCGATTAACTTTTTAAATTTTATTGTTTTATTTAATTTACACCAAGGTTCATTGCTATTATTTATTTTTTCTTTTTCAAGAAATTGTTCTAAATTAGAAAGATCTGCTGCGGATTTTGTTTCCGTTAATGGAGCTCCATTTAATAACATTGTTTTATATTTAATATTTTTCAATTCTTGACATTCTTCAATAATAGGAATTGATTCATTAGTTTCTTCCATATATATTATTATAGAGTGTTAAGTTTAACTCAGTTTTATTAATATATTAATAATAAAGAATTTGTTTATGTAAATAATTAAATATATTAATAATAAATGTATTAATAATAAATGGAAAAAGAAGTACCAAAAACAATAAATATTACTGGCACAAATAATAGATATCATATGAAAAAACTAATGTATAAAGAAAAGACAAAAGAACCTAAAAAAAGAGTTGTTGCAGAAAAATGGTGTTTTTCAGATGAATATTTTGAGTATAATCATCAAATAAATTTAGTAAATGATATATTAAAAAATATAGATACAATTAATGAGTCTAGTATAGGTACAATTAATGATACTACTATAGGTATAACTAATGAGTCTAGTATATATAATGATGTAACTAAAATTGTTATTCAACAAATAAATAAAAAAATATCTGGTTATAAACAACAAGATATTATTAAAAAAAAATTAGATATAGATAAATTTATTACATTTGAATCAGTAATAAATAAAATGGTAGATTGTGAATTAAAATGTCGTTATTGTAAAGACTCAATAAATATATTATATGATATTTCGAGAGAAATAAAACAATGGTCAGTTGACAGAATTAATAATGATTTAGGTCATAATATTGATAATTTCCATTTAGCTTGTTTAGATTGTAATTTAAAACGGAGACGAAGAACTGATGAGAAATTTTTATTTACAAAACAATTACAAATAGTTAAAAAAGATGCAACCTCAATATAGTTTTATTCATCCTCTTTTCTCTCTCTAAAATAATTCATAATATCTTCTTTAAATTCATTTGAAAATGAATCATTTGGCATAATTATACCAGTCTTATCATATTTAAGATGTTCTAGAGGTGAAAATTGATGTTTTATTAAGATTTTCCATCTATCTGTATATTTTCTATTTTGTTTAGATCCATGATAATAATGACGAATAACGCCAGGAGTATATCCTAATCTTAGCTTCCTTGCATTTTTTTGAAAATCTAAAATTATATTTTTATAATCCACATGATAATCCATATTAAGTGTACTTTCTACTTTATTAATAAAAGCAAGTGCCATTAAATTATCTCCTGAACCTAAAACACCTTTATCAAAAATTCCTCCTATTTTTTCATATGCTTTTCTTGTCATTGCCCAGGCAAATCCAGGATGCCAATAATTGGAACCTTTTGTAGTATATTTTTTTTGTTTTGAAAAACTATATCCAAATCCATTAAAAAAATTTAGATTATTTTTTTCTTTATCCATATCTACTGCGTGACTAAATATTTGGACAACGTCTTTAGATCCATTTAAAATTTTTAATGTATCTGTAGCCCATGAATTATTTTCAAATTCAATATCTGCATCAATCCATGCAAAAGCTTTCCAGTTTGATGGTAATAAATATTTAATACCTAGATTAACCATATTCTCTTTATGCCAAATGGCATTTTCTGTTTTTAATTGTAAATGGTTTTTATTATTTTTATTTGTAATAATAAATCTTTGCCCAGGATAAATCATTTCAACAACATATAAATTTATATTATCTTCTTCCTCTTCAAACCTTTTCATAAATTCCTTACATAAAATATATCTTTTAGCATACAAACATGGATTAGATATAACTATAATTACGTTTAGTTTTGATTCAATTGGAGTATTATTAGAAATAGCATATTTTATGTCATTTACTTTGTAATCTATATCATCAATTTCAATACCATTAATAATAGTCATTTACATAATAATAATATTTAAAAATATATAAGTTTATTTATAATATTTAAAAAATATTATAAAGTATGGAATGGAAGTGGACAAAAGGTGAACCATATGAACGTTCAAGAAGATTAAAATATGTACAAGAGATAGAAAATAAAGAATTTAGTAAAAATATGGAAACATCTGCTTATTCATCATCATTACATCACGACGAAAACACATGGGATATTTTAAATCAAAGTGTTAATGGTTCGGGGTTTAATATATCTAATAAGAGAGAAGAATTAGATACAAAAATATCAGACAGAGGATTAACACAACAAATTGGATTTAATCCTTTTTTAGGTGAAAATAGCTATATAAATGATATAGCTATTCGTGATCAATATTTAAAACCAATAAATACAACACAAGGTGCAAATAAATCAAATGAATAATTATGCTAAAGACTTACTGCACATAGTGTAAAGTAATCTATTAACAAAATAAGCAAGGAAAATATTAAATAACATAATAATTCCTGTAATCATATTCATTCTTGTAAGGTGCTTAAAATCACGAAACAAAACAAACATTTCAGCAACGAAAGCAATCACAAGAATAATAAAGAAAAACATTGTCCATGCAAAAAAGTAGACACATGCTGACTTATCTAAAGGTCCAGATACGGAAGTAATAAAATTAGACATTTATATATTATAGTAAGTTTTTTATTAAAAATAAATATAAATATAATTTGAAAATGAAAAGACTTAAATATTTTTTGGTCATTCTACCATAATGAGTATTTCTACAAATTATGCAACGCAAAATCAATTATTACTAAATAATTTAATGGAATTTTATAAAAATGATGAATATCTTACTAAAATGTTAAAAATTATTACAGGTGATTCAAAAATATCCTTACGTATTGTGGATTGGTTTGCTACAAATTATGCCAAAAAAAATTACACTTTGTATACTATTACCGAACAAATCAATAATCAAATCATTCGGTTCAAAGTTTATTTCGACTATAAACTCAAATTGAAAGCATATAGTAAACGCCGTTTTGACCCTTTTTGTCGCTGGGAAAGGATAAGCATTCCGTATAAAGATGGAACATGTATTGAAACCACTATCGGACAATTAAACTTTTTTAAATGGGCGCTTGAAAATAAAGTGATTGACTACATTGAGGAAAATTATGAAACAATTGAAAAGGACATGAATAGTCGTAACAGCACTTCCAAAAGGAAGGAAACATTGGCAGATAACTCGAAAACACGTAAAAAAAGAGAAGAGTTGTCAGTTTCCGCTACAAAAAGCATCAAGAAAGAAGAAGTAGAAATTGTGGTTCAGTTTCATTAAAATAATAATTATCACTATCGTTTTATGAAAACGATAGCTTTCACTTTTATAAACGAAAACAAAATTTAATAATAATAATATAAAGACATAGTCCTTTATATTATTATAATGGAACAACTAGATATTATTGAATTAATTGAGAACAATCCAATCACAAAATTATCTTCTGATTATAATGTTAAATTGTTAACAAAAATAAAGGCTAATTTTAGTGATTTTGAACAACAAATGTTTTTAACAAGTTTTTATTGTTATCTAAAATATCATCCAACGAATGATTTTGTTATTGATTTGGATGATGTATGGAAATGGTTAGGATTTAGTCAAAAAATACGTGCAAAAGAGTTATTAGAAAAACAATTTGTTATTGATAAAGATTATAAATGTTTGCTTTCTTTTGAAGGAAAGCAAACAATCTATACAAATTCTTTGGTAGATCAAAATTGTGAGCAAAAAAAAGGAAGAGGTGGACATAATGTTCAAAAAATTATTTTTAATATTAAAACATTTAAATCATTATGTTTAAAAGCTGGAACAAAAAAAGCTGATGAAATTCATGACTATTATATGAAAATGGAAGAAATTATTCAAGATACAATTAATGAAGAAAGTAATGAATTAAGATTACAATTATACCAAAAAAATCTAATATTAGAAAATGTGGAAAAAGACAAAGAGCAACTAAAAGAAGATACCTTAATTGAACAATTTCCATTAAATACTCAATGCATTTATATTGGCAAAATTGACAACAAAACATTAGGCAAACCTAACAGCAAAATGTATCATGAATCTGTTATTAAATTTGGACAAAGTAATAATTTATCTGATAGAGTAAAAACACATAAATATACATTTGACAATTTTAGACTATATAAAGCATACAAAGTAAAAAATAAAATAGAAATTGAAAATGCTATTAAAAAACACCCTATTTTACAAAAAAGAATAAGACTAATTACTACTGATGATGGAATAACACATCGCGAATTATTAGCTTTAGATGAAGATGAATTTACTATTGAAAAGATTGAACAATATATTAAAGAAATCATTAAACAAAATGAATATAATGTAGAAAATTATAATTTATTATTACATAAAAATGCAGCACAAGAATCAGAAATTATTCAATTAAAAGAAGAAATAGAGAGAAAAGGAAAAGAATTTACCTCAGTGTCTAATAAATTAAATTCTTATACTGGAGAAGGTGATACTGCAAACGAAACAAAAAATAAAATAGCAAGTAATTATGCTCTATGTAAATATGGTTATTTTATATATATTTTCCAATATGAAAACATGCGATTTATATGCTCTATTACTAGACAAAAAGATTTTGAAACATTGACTACAAATTTAAAGAACCAGTATCCATCAGGAGAAATGAAATATAACACAATTGTTTCTTACCCATTTTCAGAAAAAAATATGTTATTTCTTTTGAAACAACATTGTGTTTGTCTAGGAAATAATAAATTTGAATCATCTTTTGAAGAAGTTAAAAGTATTGTTGATATTGTATATAATCTGGAAAAAGTATTGATAGATAATGCAAATGATTTACCAAAGTTGCAAAATATTCTTAATAATACAAATTCTTGTATATCTATTGAAAACATATTAGATCCAGAAGTTCCTCCAGTTAGAAAAGCAAAACGTTCTATTGACCAAATAAATAAAGATACTGGAGAAGTAATAAAAACATTTGAAAGCATAGAAGCAGCAGGACGTTCTCTAGGATTAACTACTGGAACTGCAGTGGGAATTGCACTTCGCGAAAAACGTGTTTGTCAGGGTTTTTTATGGAGATATGCAGGTATTTCAAAGGAAGAACAATATAATGAGCAACCAGTAATTAAGATTTGTTGCTCAACTGGAATAAAAAAATCATTTACAACAATTGCAGATGCTGCCAGAGATTGTAATATATCTGCACCAGCATTAAGACAACGTATCTTGACACATGTTCATATAAATGATTATCATTGGATTTTTGATAAAAATGCTGATCATTACAAATAAAGATAAAAATATATTATAAAAATTTTATATAAAATATATTATAAATTATAATATATTTTTATTTAAATACTTTCTTCATAGTTTAAATATACATTTGTATATGGGAAACTCTCAATCTATAAGGAAAATAAATTTTGAAGATATTCAATATGTAATAAAAACTCCAGAAACCCATGTAATTATCAATACACTACCTATTTCAGAACAAGATTGTTTATTACCACATACTATGAATATACATAAAGAAGAAGAAATCATAAATCAATTTATTAATACAGGGAATAAGCAAATTAAAATTATAATTTATGGTAAAAATAGTAATGATAACAAATTATATACTAAATATCAACAATTGACTTCTCTCGGTTTCTATAATGTCTTTATATATTTAGGTGGATTATTTGAATGGCTCATGTTACAAGACATTTATGGTCCTGATGATTTTCCAACAACAAAAAAAGAACTAGATATATTGCGTTTTAAACCTAATAAAATTTTGAATGTTCAACTTTTGGAATATTGATTTTTTTTTATTATTTATAATATTTTTAGTATTTCTATTTCTTTTTTTGCTTTTTTGTGCAACTTTAATGATTCTTTTTTTGAGTATTTTGTTTTAAATAGTCGATCTGAGCGCATCTTTAATATTCGGTAATTAAATAACTCAAATGATTCTTTTAGTGATTCAGAATACTTACAATTATCACGATGCATTGTAAACATAATACATCTGTCGATATCATATGCAGCAAGTAAGTCGGCTTCTCTAACAATATGATAAGCCAACTGATATTCACCTAAATCTGGATAACCATTTATTTTAACTTTTGAATATGACATTGTAGATATGATTTTTTCTACAATTTCTAAATCTTTATGTATCATAAATTCGGATAAATATGATTTATATTTTGAAACACCTATACTTTCATTCATATATTTTTTATCACACATGTCATGACCAATAGCAGCAGCGTAAATAATTTGTTGTTGTTCTTCTAAAATTTGGTTATTTGCTAATTCACTTTCATATATACGCTTAGCAAAACCGAATACTTCCATACTATGTTTTAATCCATGTGACTCATCAATATTATGTAATTTTGTGGTTTCAACTACATAATTAAATGCATGATTAATTAAAGTTGATAATGATATTGCAGTTTTCATAAGTTTCATTTGGTAATTTAGGGTATTATTTTATTTATTTTTTTGAATTCAATTTTTTAATATATTTATAAATAAATTAAAAAATAAAATATAAAATTTATATATATAAACTATGGCTGATATTACACGTGAATTTAGAAATAGAAAGGATTGTAATGAAGCCTTAAAAAATTTTTCTAAAGAACATTATACATTTATAAATCAAATATTTGGAGATAGAACGATAAGATCTTATATAAGTAAATTTTATCAAAATGAAGATTTTATATTTAAGGTTGAAGTAGTTAAGTCAACATCAAAGTTTGAAAATGATTCTCATCATCATATTTTAGCTAGTAAAAATAAAATAACACCATATCAACATCCTGATACAGGCAAATGGGTTGATAGAGATATTGTATGTAGTGTAGCGTCAGGATACCAAGATCTAGATAAAAATCAAAATGATACATTATGTCAATCTTATTCATTACTTTCATTTCTAGGTATACCTATTGATCATGATCAATTTAAAAAACAAATGGATATGATTGAAATGTATAGAGAATTTTTAGAAAATGAAAAATTAAAAATTAAAATGAAAGAAATTATTGAAGAGCCTAAAAATACAGAATTATGGAGAGACTATAGAGTTGTTTCAAAACCATTTCTAATAATGGATGCAGAAACAATTTTTGATGAAATACGTAAAACTTTGGACAAATGGGAAACATTTGGGTTTTATTATTTTATAGGAAATGGAGAATGTCCTGATTCATTATTTACGAATAATAAACGTTTACTAGAAGAAGAATCTATACCAGAAGAAGAATCTATACCAGAAGAAGAAGAAGACGAAAATATGTCACGACGTCTACGTTCACGTATTGTAGGTGGTAAAAAATCAAATAAAAAATCAAATAAAAAATCAAAATCAAATAAAAGGTCGAATAAAAAATCAAAATCAAATAAAAAATCAAAATCAAATAAAAAAAAGTAAATAAATTTTTAAATTTGTATTTTTATATAGTTAAAAGATTAATTTATATCAATAAATGAAGTTATTAATTTGATTCAACCAATCTTTTATTTGGTTTTCGTTTTTATAAATATCAATATTTCCATTTAAAATTAATTTTTCTACATTTTGATCATAATTTTGCAACATTTCTTCGTGATAATTATGACAGCTTTGTAAATATGATAGTGGAATATTGTCTTCACCTTCTCTGGCTCTTTTACAAATCCTATCATGACAAATTTCTGGTTCCACTTTAACATATACTACTTTATGAACAGGAAATTCTTGTGAAAATGTATCAAACCAACTCAAATAAATTTGATAATTTACATCTTCCATTTTATTCGTTTCAAATAACATTTTAGCAAATACATGTCGGTCTGTATTTAAGCTGCGTTCTGTAATAATTATATATTTTTTTAATGGATCAAGTGTACTTAAAGCTTTTATTAAGACATTTAATCTGGAAATATATGCCATCATCTGAAAAGGGAATGAATATTTCTTTTGGTCGGCATAAAATTTTTCCAAAATAGTGACATTATTTGCATCTTTAATTGTTGCCCATTCATCAACAGGTTCTTTCAAAAATATTACCTGTTGATTGTTTTCATTATTTTTTTTTAAATTAGTTATAAGAGTTGTTTTTCCTGACCCAATATTACCTTCAATAGAAATAATTGTATAATTAATGTTTGCTAGAGACATTTTATTGTATAATATACATTTGAATATTATACAATTTTTTATTTCAATTTTAAAAAAAATTGACTGATAAAATAAATATAAAGATAAAGATACATATTATATAATCATTAAAAGATGGATCTACAACAAAGAAAACTCAAGAAATCAGAATGGGATTCTATTGAAATATCAGTCTCTAAATCAGAGATGGATGTATTAAATATGATTATAGAAGGTTATCATAATGTAAATGTAAAGATAAATAATAATCTCTCTATCTTTACATTCTTAAAGATAGATTATTCAGAAAAAATGGAAGACTATTTATTCAACAAATACTTACGTGAACGTGCTGAAAAAATTGAAGAAGAATTGAAAGTTCTAAATGCTAGTTATAAACCTATAAAATTGGACGCAGATGTAAAAATAAATTCAGCTGATAAGGTTCGTTTAGAGAGATTTGATGAAAGTCTTTTAAAGAAAAACGATATTTATGAGTTTGTTTTATTAAATCATATTGAAAATTTATTACAAAGTAAAAAAAAAAATAATGACAAAATGTTTCATTCTAATTACTATACAATTTATAAATTAATTAGAAACAATATTATGCGTCTAAATAGACATATTATTGACATAACAAATCGCATACTATATATATTTGATCAAGATATACAAAAACTTGTTATTATAGAGAATGCATTAGATTTTATTGAGAAAAATGACAGCTTATTAAAGTATACTGATTTGACTTTGTATGAACATCAAAAAGAAATCTTTACAATTTGTAAAATTGAAAGACCAAAATTGGTTCTCTATATGGCACCAACTGGGACAGGTAAAACGCTTACTCCAATTGCTTTATCTGAAAAAAAAAAGATTATATTTGTATGTGCTGCTAGACACGTCGGATTAGCTTTGGCAAAAGCAGCTATTTCAGTAAAGAAGAAAATTGCTTTTGCATTTGGATGCTCAAGTGCGGATGAGATTCGTCTTCATTATTATGCAGCAAAAGTATTTACTAAAAATAAACGTACAGGAGGTATTGGTAAAGTCGATAATAGTGTTGGTGATAATGTCGAAATCATGATTTGTGATATTCGTTCCTATTTGCCTGCAATGTATTATATGCTTGCATTCTTTGATGCACAGGATATTATTTTGTATTGGGATGAACCGACTATTACACTTGATTATGCCGATCATGATATTCATAATACAATTCAGCAAAATTGGAAGCAAAATATGATACCTAATGTGGTGTTGTCATCTGCAACTTTACCAAAACAACATGAGCTCACAGAAACCTTACCTGATTTCCTAATGAAATTTCATCACGCTGAAATATATAATATTGTTAGTCATGATTGTAAAAAATCAATTCCTATTATTAATAAAGATGGTTTTGTTGTATTGCCGCACTATTTGAGTGAAAGTTATGATGATACTTTACAAGTAGCTAAACACTGCAGCGAATATCTGACATTGATGCGCTATTTTGATTTAAAAGAAGTTGTCGAATTTATTGGTTATATAAATGAAAATAATTATGGAAATTCCAAGACACATTTAGACAGACATTTCGAAACATTAGACGATATAAATATGAAAAATATTAAAATGTATTATGTAAATTTGTTACAAAATATTGTCGCAGATAAATGGTCTTCTATATATATGCATTTTAGAAATTTACGAACCCCTAGAATAGTAGAAAATAATGCTATTGATGCAAAGGGTAATAAAATTACAAAAGTCAAAAGCATTGGTCCTGGTATAGGTGTAACAAGTAGTACTATCAATGGTTTAGCAGGCACGCCACTTACTAGAATAGCTAGCCAACAGATTACTAGTTCTATTCCAGTTGTTAGTGGAACATCTGGTATATATGTTACAACTAAGGATGCTTATAATTTAACTGCAGGTCCAACCATATTTATTTCAAATGATGTAGAAAAGATCGCAAAATTTTGTATCCAACAAGCAAATATACCTGCAATAGTAATGGATGAATTAATGAAAAAGATTGAATACAATAATGCTATTAATGAGAGATTATATATGTTAGAGTCGGAGCTTGATGTAATAAAGGAACAAGGAGAGCAACAAGCAAAAAATAATGTATCCAGTTTTCATAATGGAAGTACTATTAATGGTAGAAATAAAGGTGGAAAAGATTCCAAAAAGCTCTCTCGTGACTCTCCTGAAGAAATGGAAAGTAAAGGTAAGTTGAATAAATTAACTCAAGAAATTAACTCTTTAAGGAGTTTAATTAAATCAGCATCTCTAAATGATGCATTTATTCCAAATAAAAAAATGCATCTTGATAAATGGGCTACAAATATAAATACATCAGGTGCCTTTACTAGCAATGTAGATGAGCAATTTGTATGTGATATTATGGCACTAAAGGGTGTAGAAAATTCTTGGAAAGTATTACTTATGATGGGTATTGGTGTCTTTATTAATCATGAGAATATTACTTATACAGAGATTATGAAAAAACTGGCCGATGAACAAAAGCTGTACATGATTATTGCATCTAGTGATTATATTTATGGAACAAATTATCAGTTCTGTCATGGTTTCTTGAGTAAAGATTTGGATTTAACTCAAGAAAAGTTAATTCAAGCCATGGGAAGAATTGGAAGAAATAATGTTCAACAAACTTACACAATTCGGTTTCGTGATGATGAGCAAATAGCTAAATTATTTACTTCAGATACAGAGAAGCCAGAAATTATAAATATGAATAGGCTTTTCAATAGTAAAAAAGTTATTTGGCAAAATAATAGTTATATTGAAGAAGAAGAATAAAATAACTTTAAAATCTTCAAGTGTGGAATATAAATATAAATTTTTTTATATATGCAATTTACTACCAATACTTTTATAAAAATATCCTTGATATAGAATATTTTTATCTAGTGCTTTTGCCAATGTTTTATCGCTCATAGAGAGAGATTTAATGCAATCATATTTACATGCGAATTCTTTGAAAAGATTGTTTTCTTGATCGTATTGTCCGATACCATTTTTATATAATAGTGGCTCTCTATGAATACTTTCAAATGCATCTTTTAAAAGAGGGTTACAATCATTATATAACATATAGTAATGACCTTTTGTAATAGTAAGATTTTTAACTGGATTATCTAATGCAGAACTTGAATCATATCCATTACATTTTGCTGCGGTTTTTCTGTCTAAATATACATTCAAAATAGTAGTCTGTTTGTCATTTAATTTGGCAATATATCCTGGATTTTTTACAATAGTTTGCTTAGTAGGTTGTATTTGGTGAATTATATTCGCATCTAATTCTCTGTCTACAAGGAGCCATCTAAAACCATGATAAATTGTATTTTCTACAACAGCTTTATTAACACTTGGTCGTTTAATATCAGAATTTTCTTTCATAACTTCACTTACAGATTCATAAACTTTTACAAGTTCAAAAGTTTCAGGGTTAATTTTTTGTAGACGGGGACCTAATGTTGGAAGAGGTTGTTGAAATCCAGTTAATAATTTTGTTTGTGATGCATTTAATTTTTCTAATACTTCTTTATTTGATTTTTCTAATTTTTCTATTTTTACAGACAATAATTTTACCATATTCAATAATTCCTGTCCTGTTATATTTTCACTATTTGCATTTTGCATTTGAAGTTTTAATTTTAGTTGTTCATTTTCTAATTCTAATTTGTGAGTATCATTTTGATTGAAATATTTAAGATTATTATTTATAATTTCTAATAATTTTTGATAAGAAAGATTTTTTCCAATTAAAAATAATTCTAATTCTGACTCATGTCCGGCTAAATCATTGAATCTACTTTCTTTTATTATTTCATTATTATGTAAAAAACTTTCAAAATCTTTGCTTTTGTTAACAGCAAAACAATCCAAAAGAAGACATTCTGGGTATTTGCTTTTATGTTCTTTGTAACGATTTGTAATACCGATACGACTTTCTCCTATTTTAACAATATAATTACTATTTTCACAAGTTTTAACTTTAATAACATAAACAATATCACCTGCAACTGCGTATTGTTTTAATAATATTTTCTCTCTTTCTAAAATTTTTTGTTTTATTAATTTGTCTTCATATTCTTGTTTCTTTTTATCTTCTACTTGCAATAATTGTTGCTTCAATTCATTTGTTTCTTCAACTAATATTTCTTGTAATACAGATTCTAATTTAATAAAATATTCATGAATTTCATCAGCTTTTTTAGTTCCAGCTTTTAAACAAAATTTTTTAAAGGTATCAATATTTAACATAATTTTTTCTTTATTATGACCACCTCTTGTGTCCTTTTTTGCTCCCGAAGCTTCAGGTGCATTTTTTTGCTCACTCAGCTGCGTGAGCAAAATTTTATAATCTTTATTAATGATAAATTGTTTTTCCAATAAATTCTTTGAATGAGCTTTATTTGAAAATCCTAACCATTGCCATATATTATCCAAGTCAATCACAAAATCATTCTTGTAATCATAGTTCAAATAGCAGTAAAAACTGGCTAAAAACATTTGTTGTTCGTAATTATTAAAGTTTTTTTGTACCTTTGTAACTAATTTTGACTGGTAATTACCATTTAATTTGGTAATTGGATTACTTTCTATGAGATTAACAATATCTACGCTCATTTTATATATTACTTATTGGTTTGTCTTTATATTGTTTATTGCTTTAATAATTAAAAAGCGTTAATTTAATTATTAAAATATATGAAAAAGTATGAGACGATAAATCGTGACAATTTTACTAATTAGAATATGCTAAACCACCCATACCGCTCATAATTCTTAGAACGTTATAGTTGGTAGCATAGACACGAACCTTGGCAGTCTTGGTACCCTCAACAGTTGCGTTAGAAAGAACGAGCTGAAGAGTGGCGTTATCAATTCTGGAAAAGTTGCAAGTTCCTGAAGGCTGATGTTCCTCAGGTCTCAAAGCGAAAGAGTAAACATTGATACCTTCATCAGGGTTTCTGGTGTGAGTTTGGTAAGGTTGGACCCAAGAGAAGTAAGATCCTTCACGCTCAGAGAAGCGGTCTTGTCCGTTAAGTTGTAGCTTAGCGGTGACGACAGGGTTCTGTCCCCAACAATGCATATCAAGAGAAGTCTCAGAAAGAACAAAAGTTCCGGCATCAGAGACACCAGAGTTATCAAGGTGAGGATTATGAGTATCAGCAATAAGAGCAGCAATGTCAGCAGGAGTTCCAACTGGAAGAGGAGCAGCAACACCACCAAGATTTACTTCATTGTAAGGGTTAGAAGGTCCATGCCAGTATCCAGTGAAACCGGCACCTGGAATATAATCAAGAGAACCGGCATCTTGGAAAAGACCACGAGCATCAATGTATGCACGAGAGTCAGCAGCAACAGCGGCAGGTCCACCAAAGGCATGGATAGCATTAGGAAGAGCATCAATTGCATCTGTGTAGTTGAAAGGTTGTGCACCAAGAACCTTGAAAAGAAGAGCATCACAGGTCAATGATGAACAATAATCAACATTTTGATCAGATTGGACAACCCAGATTAGCTCCTTAACAGGGTGGTTAAAGTTGAGCTTAATCTTGTTAGAGGAAGAACCGACAGATTCATCACCAGTGAATTGAAGCTGGGTAATGAGGTACTCATGAGGGTTCTGTGCCATTCTACGACGCTCATCAGTGTCCAAGAACACATAGTCGACATAGAGGGAAGCAGCAACAAGAGACTGGTTGTAGGCAATAGTGGCAGGGACAGGACGTCCAACAGAGTATTGACCAGCAGATCCAGTGTAAGGATTAGTGTTGCAGTTAAGGGTAGTAACAGCCCAAAGACACTCATCAATAGGTCTGATATCAAGGTTAATCTTGACTTCGTGATATTGAAGAGCAATCAAAGGAAGAGCAAGACCAGGGTTTGTGCAAAACCAGAATTGAAGAGGAACATAAAGGGTTGTTTCAGGAAGAGCATTACGTGGGGCACAAACTTGACGAGGAGCCAAGGAGTCACAAGGAGATTCAACATCAGAAAAAGAAGGATCAGTGATGAATGTAAGTTGAGTGGTGTTACCAATCATCTTAAAGTATCCACGTTGTTGCTCAGCAGTCATAGTAAGCTGGTTCCAGATGTGCATCCAGTCACCATATTGGCGGTCAATACGTTGACCTCCAATTTCAACCTCAACCTGGGCAATAATTTGCTCACCAGGGAAATCAAGCCATCTAGCATAGACACCAGTGTTTTGGCCAGTAGAATAGTTACCTAGACCCATAAGTTGGTTAATCTCAGGAAGTGTTACTTGGAGATAAGTGCGGTAAGCGAGATCACCATTTCTAGAGATCACGCATTGGACACGGCGACCGAAATCAGCCTGTCCGTTGAAAGTTTGCTCAATTGATTCAATAGCAAAGTTTGTGTATCTTCTGTAAGTAACTTTCCAGAAAGTAATTTGAGGATTACCTGTAAGGTAAACATCTTGAGCGCCATAGGCTACCAATTGCATAAGACCACCTCCCATATTTATAAATATGCTAAAGAAAAAAATTTTTTGAAATTTAATTTAATTAATTTATTTAATTTAATTAAAAAATACAATATAAAACTTATTTACAAATGTTTATTAGTAAAATAGCTTATAAATATATTATTATTATATATTAATGACATCATTAACAGATAAATCATTATTATTTATTTCAAAATCTAAAAAAATTCACGGAGATAGATATGATTATTCTAAAGTAATATATATCAATGCTAAAACAAAAGTAATTATATCATGTAAAGAACATGGAGATTTTGAACAGACACCATCAAATCATTTAAGTAAATTTAATTGTCAAAAATGTTCAAAAAATTTTAAGTTAGATACTTATTCTTTTATTGAAAAAGCTAAAGAAATTCATGGTAGTAGATACGATTATTCTAAAGTTAATTATATTAATGCAAATATACCTGTAGTAATAATATGCAAAGAACATGGCGAGTTTAATCAAATTCCAGATTTTCATATTAATAGAAAATGTAATTGTCCTAAATGTATTAAAAATATTGTTAGCAACTCTATAGAATTTATTGAAAAAGCAAATATAATACATGAAGATAAGTACGATTATTCAAATGTTAGTTATATTAAATCTACAATTCCTATTTCTATTATTTGTAACAAACATGGAATATTTAGTCAGACACCTGATTTACATATAAATCAAAAATGTGGATGTCCAAATTGTATAAATAAAACTGAGTTTAAATTTTTTACTAAAATAAAAGATTTTTTTCCTCAAATTAAAAGACAATTCAAAGTAGAATGGTGTAAAAATAAATTGTATTTACCATTCGATTTTTGTATTGAAGAAGATAAAATAATTATTGAAATAGATGGACAACAACATTTTAAACAGATTTCTAATTGGACATCACCAGAAATTCAAATAGAAAGGGATATATATAAAATAAAATGTGCAAATGAAAATGGGTTTTCAATTATTCGACTATTACAAGAAGATATTTTAAAAGATAAATATGACTGGATAGATGAAATTAAAAATAGCATTATTAAAATTAAAGATGAAAAAATAATTCAAAATATTTTTTTATGTAAAAATAAAAAATATGATAATTTAAGAAATAACCTTGTTCAAATCTAAATTGGTCTTCATAAATTTAAGCAAATAAGAATCTTCCAAAACTTCTTTTTTATTTTCATGATGTTTTCTAAATACATAAGAGTCATTTTTTTTCTTAACCGACCAACCTTGTTCAATAGAATTAAAAAGAATTAACATTTTTTGAAATTTAATTGCATCAATTTTAACTTTTTCATTTTCTAAATCTTTTAAAGATTCCAAATTTATTTTAATATCCATTAAAGTTTAAAAAGAAAAGTTAAGTTTTTTTTAAACCAGTTTTGGTTTTTACAAATTTAATTTTAATATTAAAAATAATATATAATAATTTTTTTAAATTAAAAAGTTACTTTATCTAAAATATGTTTTATATTTATTATAAATTAAATAAAATTTTTGAATAAATATAAAAGAATATGCCAAGTTTTAAGCCAAAATCTGCAAAAAAAATAAAATACAATAAAAAAACAGCTATTACACTCGATATAAAACACAAGGAATTCTTAAATGAATTCAATAAGGATGATGAATATAGAATACCAAATTTAAAATTAGAAAGACTTGTTTTCAAAAATCAATTAAAAAATCAAAATTTGACAATTGAACAACGTCTCGATATTGAGGATAAAATAAATGAGATATTTGAAACAATCAGAATTATTAAATTGAAAAAAAAAGAATATTTTCTAGATAATTCAAAATATATTTTTGAATATTTTGAAAATAAAAAAAACATATCAGAAGGTGGTAATATACCAACACAAAGCACAACAAATAAAACTAAAATAATGAATTCTTTTTTTAAAATAAAAGAGAATTTTGAAGAAGATTCTTTTGCAAAAATAGAAAATAATAATATTGTTCAAAAATATTTAAGTAATATCGATGATGCATTTTTAGATGTTAATTCATTTATATATCAAACAGATATATGTCAAATATGTTTCAAAGGAGAATTAATTCCGCTTGAAGATGAAGGTATTATGCTTTGTAATAGTTGTTTCAGAAGTATTCCATATTTAATAGAAAATGAAAAACCTTCTTATAAAGAACCTCCTAAGGAAGTTTGTTTTTATGCATATAAAAGAATTAATCATTTCAAGGAAATTTTGGCACAATTTCAAGGTAAAGAAACAACACAAATCCCGTTAGATGTTATTGAAAATATTAAATTACAAATTAAAAAACAGCGCATTGAACTAGATCAAATTACGAATATAAAAACAAAAGAAATTTTGAAAAATTTAGGATATAATAAATACTATGAACATATACCATTTATTAAGGATAAATTGGGGATTAAACCACCAATTATGTCGCCTGAATTAGAAGAAACATTATGTAATCTTTTTATTGAGTTACAAGCACCTTATTCTAAATATTGCCCTGATGATAGAGTAAATTTTTTGAATTATTATTATACTGCTTATAAACTTTGTGAACTTTTAGGTGAAAAATTATATTTGGATCATTTTCCTATGTTAAAAGATCCTGAAAAACGTATGGAACAAGACGAAATATGGAAAAAAATATGTTTAGATTTGGACTGGGAATATATACCAACTATTTAATTAGGGTTTATAAGGAAATAATTGTAGTTCTCTCGTATTATAAATGGAAAAATTCGGGTCGTAATTATTTGCACCAACACCTGAACCATAACAAGTACCACCTCTTTGTTTACGAGAATGCCTTGTTTTTTTATGATGTCTTGTTTTCTTTTTCTTTTTCATTTTCATTTTACCGCCATTTTGATAATCTTCATCTTCATATTCATTATCAGTTTCATCACTCATTTCATTTAATTGTTCGATAATTTTTTCATTTGGTACATTTTGATTTTTAAAAGCTCGAATTGTTACAATAATTACATCATAATTTTTTAAATTCATTTTATCGTGAATACTTTTAAACAAAGGATAGTTCTCTTCTGTAAAACCCCAATCTGTAAGTTGCTGTTTTTGATATTCTGTAAGATCTTCTTTTTTCCCACCAAACATTTTTTTAGAATTTATACGTTTATGACGTCTAGATTTATTTTTTCTCTTAAATGAATGTTTTGTCATAATATACATATAATAATATATTAATTTGAAACTATATATTATTTTAAAATTCATCTACTAGATTACCTTGTCTATCATATATCAAAATTTCATATATGTATCCTAAATCTTTGGCTGCTTTTTGTTTTTCTAAAACATTATTTTTGGTTTGATTTGTCCATGTAGATTTTACTTCAATACATCTATTTTGTGATGGAATATAAAAATCTACATAATGTCTTCTTTTTTTATTATTTATGTCATTATACCATATAATTGGAACATCTTTTCTATTTGTTATAATAGAATCTTCACATATTTTTTCAAAGTATAGTAATCTATCTAACGCAAAATTTTCGTATCCTTGATACTCTAATAATTTACCAGATGGTAACTTATATTGTTTTTTGTTATAAGAGTTTTTAAGCATTGTGTCAGCTACTTCTGCATTTTGTGAATGATGAGGGACGCCATATCTCTCTAAATTTGTTTGTGTTGTTTTATTTTTAAATTCTTGTGTTTCTAAATAATGTTTTACACCATATTTTTTAAGACAAGTATTACGTTTTTTATTCTTTATTATTTCCGATTGTGAATTATGTTCAACACCAAATTTTATTAAATTCGTCTGTATAATTTGTTCTCTTATTTTAGGTGATTTTAGATGTGATGAAAATCCAAAGTTTTTAAGACAAGTATTACGTTTTTTATTCTTTATTATTTCCGATTGTGAATTATGTTCAACACCATATTTTTTTAGAGTAGATTGTTTTAACTTTTCTTTTATTTCACTATTTTTCATAGGATTATCTACTCCAAATTTATGTAAATTAGTTTCAAGTATTTTTACTTTTCCATTTTCTTTACTGCATTTTTCACAATATCCGCCTATTTTTAGAAGTTGACGAAATGGTTTAATAAAATTATTTTCACAACTATCATTTAAGCAAATTCCTTCAATATTTGTATCTCTATTAATAAATTTTTCAGAATAATCATCTAATAATATTATATTATTTTCATTACAAAACTCTATCAACATATGAATATCATATTTTACCTTTGAATTTTTAATTTTATTTTTTGAAATACTTTGCATACATGATTCGCAGTATGCTGCCGTTTTAATTAATTGACGAAAACATTTATTAAATTTATTACAACAATTTTCAGTTATACAATTGCCTTCTATATAACTTTCCCTATTTATTTTTTCAGATGTATAATCGTTTACTAATTGTATTTTGTTTTCATTACAATATTGTAAAAGTTTTTCACTAGTATATCTCATTACTATATTATATGAATTTAACTTTATATTAGTTATTTTGTAAATAATATAAATTTATTAAACATCTGCACGATTTATGGTCTTAAAATCCACCCGGAAAATGAACAAGGTTTGCTCCAATTCCAAAGCCAGCTCCAGATCTAGCAGTGGCACCCATTGATGGTACATAGGTGTCAAGAATACTAAATGTGGCAGCAGCAGTCAAAGCAATCAAAACAATTTCCTCAACATTTAAAGAACGTTTAGGGATAGCATAGGCAGCAATAGCTACCATTAAACCCTCAACAAGATACTTAATAATTCTCTTAACAAGTTCGGCAATATTAATTGTTCCGTTCATTATATTAAATAATAAGAAAAAAATATATATATATGCGATAAAAACTTAAAAATAAATAATATATTTATCTAAATGGAACGTTCTAAAGATAAGAATTCTAAGAAAGCTGGTTTTGAGAAAAAGGAACTAAATGGGAAAGTAAATCCTAAATATGTCGATCTATTGGAAGAAGATAAGCCTATTGCTGGACAAAAATTTGTTTGTGTATCTTTTTGTTCTCCAGAAGAAATCTTAAAGAAAAGAGAAATGTTTTTCTTTGAGGAATTCCTAAAGAAATGGGAATTTAATAAATCAATGGAAAAATTTGTACAATTCTTAAATTTTGTTTCTTTCAAATACAATGTTTCATTTGATGATTTGTCAGATGATTTTAAGGAGTTTGTTAAAGAGGAAAGAGAGAATATTATTAAAACTACTTTTGAGGACGAATACAAGACATATTTGGATAATAATGAGGAAGAGTTACAAAAACAATTTGATATTGCTCATAATTTCCAAACAAGTACTCGTGGTATAAAGATTCGTGGATCTTATCCTACACAAGAAGAGGCCGAATTAAGAGCAAAGATGTTGAGAGAAATTGATGATAATCATAACATTTTTGTAGGACCTGTAGGTATGTGGATGCCTTGGGATCCGGAAGCTTATAAGACTGGTCGTGTTGAGTATTTGGAAGAGGAACTCAATCAACTAATGAGTGAAAAAAATAAAAACGAGACCAATGCCAAGTCAGCTTTCGATCAACGTGTTAAAGAATCAAAACAAAAGGCAATTGATGAAAATATCAAGAATGCAGAAAAGTCAGGTAACACATTAACTCAAACTATTGATGATCAGGGAAATTTAGTTGGTGTGAACAATGCAAATACACAAGAGTTTGCTTTGAAAGAACAAGAAAATATTTCAACTGCTGATATTTGTATGGAGTTATTTGAAGGAGAGAATATCATTGTTGGCAAGACAGATAATGGTAAGAGTCAACTTGTAAGTGGACCATTTTCTAATGTTCCTTTATAAAAATAAACTAGAATTTAATATTTAGTATATAATTATTAATTAAATAATATAATATATTATGGAGTATCCTATTTTAAATATTAAAAGTATTTCAGAAAGGTGTAATGATGATATCATTATTTTTTGTACTAACTATAATGAAAAGGATAATACAGAACTATTATTAAATATTACAGAATTTGATAAAATATCAATATCACAAACAATAGAGACTATTTTGAAAAAAATGGAAAAATTTGGACTAAATAAAAGTGAAAATTATGTTGATAAAATAATGTATATAGATTCAGAAGACAATAAAAATCAATTATGGATTTGTAGAACATATTTATTTTATCAATTATTGATTTTTGCAACTGCTACTTTTCAGAATAACGAATTATATAATACAATTTATGATGATATTGATTTATTTCCATATAGAAGTGATATTGAAAGTGAATTGAATAATTTCAAATTGGGTATTTTTGGCAGTATTACACCAGTTTCAGATATTGATATTGGTATTCAATATTCTGGTACTACACTAAAAATACCAGGTCTTGCATATATTGTTTCTAGATTTGAAAGTTTATTTGTTATTTTTACTGAAAAATCTAGTTTAGATTTCGATATAGAAACTTATGCAGATATGATGACAATACCAAATCCAGATAAAACAGATATTGAACATCCAGATTATTTTTATTTAGATGCTAGTGAATTTACTATAACAGAATTTAATAGAATGTTAAAATGTGCTGGTAATAGTATTATAAGAAATTTGTATTTAGGATATAATGTAGATTTAGGTAAGGAAGTTGGATTAGTATTAATTGATAAGGAATTAGAAATTCTAAAATTTATGATGTACTCTTTATCTCAAATTGAGAATGACGTTAGATCATCATTACAAGACCGAAATTGGGTAGACGATGCAAATATAATAATATTTAAATTTTTAAATGATACTTACAAAAATCAAAGATATGAATATTATAAAAAGGTAGAAGTTGCTGAACAGATTAAATTTGATAAATTAAATAATAATATTTTAATTGAATTAACACCAAGTGATATATGTGATATAATGGTTGCTATTGGAGATTCTTTAACTTACCGAATGGAAAGTTATACATGTGCACCAACAATTATGCATGTTGTGCGTATATTACAAGCATCTAAGAAAAATGTTGAAAAATATAAAACATTAACACCAAAGACTTATTGTATACAAAAAATCGTTCATTTAGATCCATATTGTACAATTGGGTATTATGGTTATATTTTAAGTATGTTAGAACAATTTGGTTATTGGTATCGTTTTTATATAACTTATTGTGAACCAGATCGCTATGATGAACAAAAATGTAAAAAAAAAGTAATAAAATATAAAGAACGTTATGAAAATGCATTATCATATTTGAAACAATTATTACCTCAAGAACAACAGCCTGAAGAACAACAGCCTGAAGAACAACAATCTCAAGAACAACAATCTCAAGATATAATTACAACAGGAGGTAAAAAAAATAAACGTAAAAAAACAAAAAAAAATAAATATATTAAAAAAGATAGAAACAAGAATACAAAAAAAAAATATATTTAAATTTTTAATAAAATATAAATTTTGATTTAAAACTAAAATAAATAATATAACTTATAATGAAAATTTGTTATATTATTTCTACCTGTGATAAATACTTGGAAACAAGAGTCAAATTTCAAATGGATACATTTTTAAAAGATGTTCCAACATCTGACATATATTATTTAACTTCAAAACCTAATATAGAAAAACGACAATTTGGTTGGAATTGTATGGACGACCCATATAATATTACATGGAAATATATTTATTTTATGCATAATATGAATATTCCTGACTATGATTGGTATATTTTCATCGATGATGACACATTTGTCTTCCAAAGTAGATTGGAAAACTTATTACAAAATTATGATCATAATGACTATTATTATATTGGCAAAGAGCTGGATCATATAAAAAATGAATTTTGTTTATACATGTCTGGTGGTGCAGGGTATGCCATGTCTAAAGCACTATATTTGCATTTATGTTCTTATGTCCGTAAAAATGGTACTAGTAATAGTTATAAGCATTGGTGTGATGACTTATGTATTGGTTTATGGATTCGTGATATAGAAAAAAATGATGCTATTCCTATCAAACAATTAAATAATGATTTATTTCATTTAGATGTTCATAGTTGTGAATCTGAATTAACAGATGCAATTACAATTCACAAAGTAATGATAGAATCACAATTTAAGTTTTATCAAGAGTTAAATGAACAAGATATAAAAAAATTAATAACAGATACAAAAGAAGATACTACTTTTACTCTCATTACTGACATAGCTTATTTTCAAAAAGCAAAGAAAACAATTATTGATTTGAGAAGCCGAGGTAACTGGCAAGGTTCTATTGTTTTAATCACAATTGATTTTGATTTGAATACTAATTTTAAGGATTTTTATAATATAACTGAAGTTAAATTTCCAGTGATTGATAAGACGTCTCTTATAGAAAAGATTGGTCCTAATGGTTTCTCGAGTTCAGACAAGAGAGAATTAAATAAATTAAATCAATGGGAAAAATTACATATTTTTGATGATTATTTTAAACAATGGCAAAGAGTTGTCTTTTTAGATGCGGGTTTACGTGTATTAGATGATGTTTCTTATTTATTATCTCTCGATTATAAAAATAAAATTTTGGCACCATTGGATGGAAAACATAGTGCATATAATGATTTTAATTGTCAATTGTCTTATGATAAACCAGAGGTGGTTGCTTCACTCGTCCATAAATTTAGTGATACTATTTTAACATCCAATTATATGTTGAATTGTATTTGGATATATGATACAAGTATTTTAGATTTATGTGATAAAACTCAGTTGATCGAGGCAATGAATGAGTATCCAGTTTGTAAAACAAATGAGATGGGAATTATGAACATCCTATTTCATTTTAAATATCATTTATGGGAACCCTTTCCTATAAAAGCATCCAATGGTAAGTATTTGTTTGATTGGTGTGAATCAAATAATCCATTTACAAATTGGAGAGAATATTGTTTTATAAAATATCCTGTCACGATTACTTTTGAAGATACATGAAGGGTTTACAAGGTTGTTGTATAATAATAGTCATTATTGAATACAATTCCAGATTTAATAGAACGGCTCATTTTAGCTGCACAAATTCCTTCAGCATCTGCTGCCTTTGCTATTGAGTCCCAAGTTGACAATAACTGGTTGCTATCTTTTTCTCTCTTGTACACTTTTTTACCAGTTGATACTACAAGTTTTGGTTTATATTCATTTTGTTTTAATGATATTCCATAATATCCTTCATTACTTCCTTCATCTGTCCAAACTGTTGCTTTAAGTGCATATGATGATAAATTTAAATATTCTTTAATTTCCTTCATATCATTTTCTGATAGTTTTTTATCAACTGAAATTTTCCATTTTTGATATTCTCTCAATAATACAGAATTAAGAATTTTTCCACAATCTGAAAATTGACATGACTGAAATATAAATGTTTCAACTTGTGAATCTACTTGTGTTTTTTTATATTCAACAGATTTTAATTTGATGCCTAGATAGCCATGATTTCCTTGAATACGTTTTGGTTTAAATCTAGTATCCATATAATTTTTTAATGCATGAAAAACTTCCTTTGTAGGTTTAACTTGACACCATAATCGATAACGTCCTTCAATGTTTACAGATAACTCTTCTACATCTGGTCTGACAATACAAATGCTATTTACAAATTCATTGAATTTTTTATGTAATTCATCTTCTGGTAATAGTGTATTTTGATAAACGGATTGATTTTCGGTTGCAACTGATTCAATGACTTTTTGATTACTTTCCAATTTTTCTTTCAATTCCCTTATTTCAATTGTATTTTTTTCTAATAATGATTTGCTATATTGTATTTGTTCCTTTAAATATTTATTTTCATTTTCTAACTCTGCATTTTCTTTTATTATTCTATTAAAATTATCAATACTATATGTTTTCGAATGAATAATATCTTTGATATGCTTATTTAATTTTTCAATAGTAAAATTAGTAGCATCATAAGCTATAATTTCTGTTTTATTTTTACCATTTACTTCTATAGTACGAATTTGTCTTTTAATTTTTGGATATGTTTTTATAAGATTTTCTATTTCTACCTTGTTTTGAACACGGAATGCATTGACTAAAATAAAATTTGTATATTTTTTTCTATGATCTAATAATCTTGTCGCCAAATCATTTGTATGTCCAAATTTAATTAATTTCTCTTCTGCTTCATTTGTATTATCAATAGTACCAAAATAAATACATTCTATATTTAGTGGAAATTGAACTATTATTGCTTGTTCTACTGCTCGATGTTTTTCTTTTTTTAATAATTTTTTTTCTTGTTCTGTTGATTGTTTGATTTCTAAAATAATATTATCTTTTTGTTCTAATTGAAGTTTTAATTCGTTTGTTTCTTCTTCTACAATTTCATGTAATGTTTCCTCTAATTTCATATAATATTCGTGAATTTCTGATGCCTTTTTTGTTTGTGCTTTTAAACATAATGATTTAAAACATTTGATGGTTAGTAATATTGTTTGTTTGTTTTGTCCACCATTTTGTTTAATAGGTGTTTCTAAAACCGCTCCTCCAACTTGAGGAGCGGTTTTATAGTCTACATCTAAATTAAAATGCTTCTCTATTAATCGTATTGCGTTATATTTTTGATTAAAACCTAACCATTTCCATATATCATCCAAATCAACTACAAAATCGATATTTTTATCATAATTTAAGTAGTTGTAAGTGCTTTTATATTTAAAAAGCGCTTTTTATAAAAAGAAGTCACTCTGGGTAAAAGCAAAGCGCTTTTTCTTACCATTTATTTGCCTTTTTCACACTGATTTTTGGTCCTGCACCGCGTTTCTTTTGCTTATTTGGGTCATATTGTTCCTCATCTTCATCATCCTTGAGACTTTTTGAAAGCTCCCAGAATTCTTTAGACCCTAATCTGAAGTCACCATGGTTGTCAGCTTTATACCAGAACACTTGGTCATGTAATTTATTCGATTTAGAGTTGTTATTAATTACTAAACATTCAAAATTTTCGGTACATTGATCCATGACCTGACAAAAGCTCTCAAATGTTGGAAACATACCAGCGTAATTTTCGTAAATACGCTTTCTATTTGCAATATAATTTTCTCTCAAAATGAAGACGTAATCAATGTTAGTTCTGAGCACTGGAGGGATTCCAAGCGGATATTGCATTGTTATGACTAACATTATCTTCCAATGTCTTCCATTCATAAATAAAAGTCTCATCATCTTATCACGAGCCCATGTGTTATCAAATAAGCAATCATCTAAAATAACAAATGCACGTGGATCAATAGTACTGCGTTTATAAGTTTCCATTTCTTTTTTTATTTGTTTCAACACAGTGCGCTGTCGCTTCAAAATGTTTTCAATAATAGCAGTATTATATTCTGTATGTACAAAAAGTTTTGGTACCATTTTGCCGTAGAAACCATTTCCTTCTTCTGTACCAGATATAACAGTTCCAATAGGAATATCTTGATGATAATATAGCAAATCTCTTACCAAAAAAGACTTACCTGTATCACGCTTACCAATTAGCACAACAACAGGTCCTTTATTCTCATTAGGTTTGAAACTAATATTTTTCATATCAAATTTTTTTAACTCAAGTGTCATATTTATTAGTTTTAGAAATTATATTTTAGTTGTTTTTACGCAAATGTATAAATTCAAATAAAATCCTTAATAGTTCAGCAATATATATTAAGACATAATAATAAGTTAAAAACTTATATAATTTATATCTTAATTAGCTAAATAATGATAAATGTTAATTATCAGAAAAGAAAGAATGTTGAGCTTTTTAAAAGTTTAGAAAATCCAACATCTCTTTTTATTACTCAAGCGCAAAATTATATTCCAATTTATAACAGATTTTTTGCATTAAATGATAGTAATTTTAATGGTATTAATTTAAATAATAAATGGTATATTTCAAGCATAAAAGAAGAAATAGATAATAATTCTCATTTATATAATTGCAAAATTAAGAATAGATTTAATGATAAAACTAAAGATAAAGAAATATTTTTTAAACTTGCACCATTATTAGATCCTTATAAATATTTAATTGGAAAATATAATGTTAATGATCCAAAAATGTTTACATTACCAAAATTAACATCAACTATAGATTATTGTTTTGAAAAATTTATAGATCATAATAACTCTGCATATGTTGATGGATTATTTTTATACTTGACTAGTCAACTTATACATAATACTTATTTTCCTCATGGTGTAGATTATTATGGATCCTTTTTAGGTATAAAGAATGATTTTACTATAAATGTATTTGATGACATAGATTATTTGAATAGTTCAGATTTTTTCAATAAAAATAAAAATAATTTATTTAAAATAGATAGTTATGAACATTTATTTCAAAATGAAAAAGAAAAACTAAAACCTATTCAAATTAATCATAATATAAGTGCAAAATCTCAGCTATCTGTACAATCATTTGATAATAAAATATTTGATGATGTTTTTGATGATAAAATTTTTGACTTGAATGATTTAAAAAATACGACAATGGATTTGGTAGATATAACTAATTCTACTATTTTCGATAATAAAGATAATAATCATGTTACATTAAAATCAAGTTCAACGTGTTCATCTAGAACATCTTATACTGCAGATGGTAGTCTAGAAGAAAATAATATTAATGTTATAAATTTTGATGGTGAAAACGAAGATGATGGCGAAGATGATAATGGCGAAGATGATAATGGCGAAGATGATAATGATGGCGAAGATGATAATGGCGAAGATGAAGATGGCGAAGATGAAGATGGCGAAGATGAAGATGGCGAAGATGAAGATGGCGAAGATGATGGAGAAGATGATGAAGATGAAGAAGATGATGAAGATGATGGAGAAGATGATGAAGAAGATGAAATAATTAATGCAATAATACCTAAGTTTCCAGTACAAGCAATTTGTATGGAATATTGTGAAAATACATTTGATGATTTAATTATTAACAATGATTTATCTAATGATGAATGGTATTCAGCTTTTATGCAAATAATAATGATTTTGATTTCTTACCAAAAAGCTTTTAATTTTACACATAATGATTTACATACAAACAATATAATGTATAATGAGACTGATAAAAAATATATTTTTTATTGTTATAAAAAAAAATATTATAGAGTACCAACATTTGGACGAATTTATAAAATTATTGATTTTGGTAGAAGTATTTATAAATATGATGGAAAAATATTTTGCAGTGATAGTTTTCAAGTAGGAGGTGATGCAGCATCTCAATATAATATAGAACCTTACTTTAATGATAAAAAACCTCGTTTAGAACCAAACTATAGTTTTGATTTATGTCGTCTAGCGTGTTCCATATTTGATTATCTAATTGATGATATTGAAGAAGTAAAAGATTTGAGAAAATGTAAAGATCCTATTAAACGTTTAATTGTTGAGTGGTGTTTAGATGATAATGGTATTAATATGTTGTATAAACATAATGGTACAGATAGATATCCTGAATTCAAATTGTATAAAATGATTGCACGTTGTGTTCATAATCATACACCTCAATTGCAACTGGAACGACCGGAATTTAATGCATTTTTATATAATGGTAATATTACTACAGATATTGTTAATATTGATGAAATACCAATTTGTACTTAACTCTTTACCTTAGACAAATAAACATTTTGGTTATTTGTCTAAAAAACGAATAATTAAATAATAATAATAAATAATATATTAGTGTAATTCATCTAAGCATCCACACGTATCTAGTTTTTTATTAAATATATTTGTTTTATAATAATATGTTTCTTCAAATACTGGAAAATTATGTTTTAAATTTATTTTTTCAGTAATTTTATAAAAATTATCGTAAATTTCCTTATATAAATTTAGTCTTAAGTTATTTGGTATTTTATGCCAATTGGAATAGTCATTAGTTATTTTAATAAAAAAAATATTATCATTTTGAATATTTGGTATTTCAAAATTTGTAAAAAATAAAATATAATATTTTTTATGAGATATATAAGAATCTAATACATTATTTATTTCATTAATATTATTAATAATATAATTAGTAGATTCATTTGAATATACAAAGTTTAAAAATAAAATCGGATTATTGTTGTTAAATATATTTATTGTTTTTTCTATTTTTGATTTATATTGATTAGAAATATAATTATAATTTAATATTGCATTTTCTTCATGTGAATATATATAGTCATGTACAAAACAAAATTTATATTTAGAATGTTTTATGCAGTTATCATATTTTGGATTATCAAAATGTATATTTTGATTTAAATCGCTTTTAATTTTTGGTTTAAGATTTTGATTTTTTGAATTTACCAAATAATTTGTATCATATATTGAATGTAAATTTTTATCTTTTAAAAATAATAAAATATGATCAATTTTGAATGCACCCAACATAAATAATAATTTATCTCTTTTATTTAAAATATCCCATATAATTATTCCTGGTGCACAATGATCACCAAAATACATAAGATCACACATTATATATATTATATTATAATATATAATATTATTTCTAACGACCAGTCCAGACTTTTGTAACAATTTTTGGAACCATACCTTGATTAAATTTATTAATATATTCATCAAATGTTAATCCCCATGTTTGATACTCATGAATATTACCAAATAATGATTTTTGTCTTAAAATTTTATGATTCTCTGTAAAAAATATACAACCAAAAATTCTCTCCAAACAACATCTATCAGGTCTACATGTAACAGATGATATTAAATTTGTTATTTTATATTTTGATTCTAAATTTAAAAGAAAGTTATGATTTATATAACATTGAACACCAAAACATCCATACCATTTTGTACTAGGCATACTAAGAATATTATTTTCCAAAGTTAATTTACTTTCTAATAAATTATTGTTTAATAAATTTTTACTAATTCTTAATGTGTTATTTAAATCGTCTTTATCTGGATAAAAAAACCACAAAGGCAAAACATTTATATTGTTTAAAATTTCAAAGTTGATTTTTTTATGAATAAAAACACTATCATGAATAATTACAGCATTTTCGAAAAATTTATTTTGAATATAATAATAATAAGGCAATAATTCACCCCTTCCTTTAAAACTTGAGTTAATTATTTCAACATTTTTATATTCAAAATCACTTTTAACATAATTATAATTACTATTATCATCAATAATAACTATTTTATTATTTGGATAAATTGTTTTTATCAATTTTACAGAATGATTCCAATATTTATTTGTTTTTTCTGAATTTACATGTCTTGTTATTATAAATCCAAATGAACTCATTATATATGTATTCTTATATTTATATTTATACTTTTTTACAAAAAAATAATTTAAAAATTAGGATTATCTGTAAAAGCTTGCGGTATACTTCCACCAACACTATTAATAATTGGATTTATTTGTTTCAATAAAAAATGACCTGATATCACACTAAAATATACCAATAGTGTATCTCTTATTAATAATTTCAAAGGTTTACTTTCTTTTTCTACAAATCTCATTTCTAGAAATTTTGTAATTAAAAATATAATAGAAATAATAGCAGAAGTTACAAATATATTATTCATATAATATATTTGTTAAATAATCTTATTTTTTTTAATACGCAAATAAATGCCTAAAATTCATCTAAAACTTCAATGTCATCAATTAATAAATCTGGTAACAAATCAATCTTTGGCTCTTCAATATTATGGACATCAAAAGAGTCTAAATTAAATGATTGATCTGATATTGTAAGTTTTACATTATCATCATCATCTTCCATTTCATTTTTTCTTTGTTCATTTCGCATTTGACTAATTTGCTCTAATGTAGAGACATCCTTTGGCGCAGTAATAGAACTAATAGTGCCATCTGTTGACTTAACAAGATCCACATCATTGAAACTTAAACGTGACGCTAATGAATTATCTGTATTATTTGTCATCTCTTGATCATGTGATAATGATGTAATAGTTTCTGGAACAATTTGTTGTTTAATAGGTTCATTTATTATTTCTTCTTTAACTTCTTCGATCACATCTTCTTCAATAGTTTCATCCATATATGCTTTTAAAATAGCTTCTACAGGAATACTTTCTCGCAATGTATTTAATATACATTCTTGTATAATAATTTCTAACTCTCTGTGATTTTTTTGTATCTGTAAAGGTGGAATATTTATCTCAAATAAATATACATTTTTATATACTTTTCGTGCTACATTTACATAAGTTTTATGAATAAAATCGTCTAATTTTGGTACATTTATGTCAATCTTTTTTTGTTTTTGTCCAACTCTCATAGCAGTCAAAATTTTAAGCTGAATAATATGAACACATGTTACCAAGTCTTCTAAATAACTACAACCAGATTTTTCACAAATTCTTTTTTTTTCAGTTTCAATAATTTGTGCATTCCATTTAGGAATACGCGAAATAAGATTCTGAAATGTCATTAAATATTTTTCATTTTCATTATTTTCTTTACAAAGCTTCAAGGATTCTTCTAAAATAGATTTGTATCCATCAATAATTAAAGGAGTTAAAAGAGTCACTAAACGAGACCCCCATTCATTTTTTGATTCATGAAGTGCGCTGACATTAAAATCATCCATTTACATAAAACTAATATTTTCTAAAGACAATTCTGAACTTAAAAAAACAAAATTTAATATAAACAATATCAATAATTTTTCATTCCTAAATTCCTTTCTTACTTTATGAAAGCATAGTAGCATTTCATAACGTTTTTCTATGTTTATTTTATTTTCTAAAAATTTGTTATTTTCTAATAAAAATATAATGTCTAATGCACTATATGATTTTTCATATAATTTACTACAAAGCTCAATTAATTCTTCTAGACTAATTTTTTTATTCGCATATTTTAAAAGCTCTCTTTTAAGCCATTCTAAATGATAAGTCTTAATATCTTTCATGTGAAAGATTTCGTTCAAATTATGTTGATATAAATTAATAATATTTCCATTAACAACAGGTTCAGGTACATAAATTTCACAAAATCGCGACAATATTGGTTTCATTAAATTATATTTATCCTCTGCAACAATAAAAAAACGTGTATTATGACTAAAAAGTTCGATACATCTTCGTAAGGCAGATTGTGCGTCCATTGTTAATTTATCTGCATTTAATAAAACAATACTTTTGAAAATATTTCCGCCATCAGAATGTATATGAGTTTTTGCAAAAAATTTTAATTCATCACGTATAAATTTTATCCCTTTACCATGTGAACAATTTACATACATTACAAAGGATTTAATTTTATCTCTATTTTTATCGTAAATTTTATTTATAAATTCATTAACGATAGTTCTTTTTCCACTACCAGATGGACCATGAAATAATATATTTGGTATTTTATGTAGTTTATGAAAATAGTTTAATTTTTCTTTTATATTTTGATGAATAGGTAATGACATATAATTTACTATATTAAAATACAAAGTGTTTTTATATTTTAATATAACGTATTTAATAATATTTGTTTACACCGCACTACTCAAAGAATGTACATAGGGGTTAGATCTGAATGCAGAAAGTATATCTGGTTGATTACGATCACATCCTGCAGATTCATTATAGTATTGTGAAGCCTTAATAGCACCATATGTTTGACTAGAAGGAGGTAAACTTGATAGTTTTGAATAAGCTGGGTTTACTCTTCCGTCAAAACGATCTTGATCACTTTTAATAGTACTTAAGTGCATTTGTTGATTAAATATTTGTGTCCCACCAGGATTTGGTCTATTCACAATAGTTTGCGATTTTATGTCATTGTTATGTTGTCTATATGCGGATTCATAATCCATATCACCAAATCCAGTTGCTGCACCGCCAGGTGTAGAATAATATTGACAACTTGTAGTGTCACGCTGTGTCATATCAGGTGTAGTATAGTTGTTTACATATATACTTTCTTTTTGATTATTCATATTAAAAGTAGTAGCATATAAGGTTGTCTCTTTATTTGTAGTAGTTGTCGTATCTTGAGGATTATATACATAACTTTTTGGAACTGCAGAAGTAGCTTCACCATAAATGCGTAAATTATGAGTAGTTTCTGATTTTCGTGTAGGTCTGAAAATATCCATGATTGGCGCAATAACAGCACCAATAGCACCACTGAATCCACTTCTTATTCTATCTGGTTGCCTAAGTGTACTTCTATTATTTGCATAATTTGTATGACTCTTTAAAAAATTGTCTCCATCTGAAGTAGGACCTTTACCCATTGCAGTAGATGGATTTACTGATTTACATGGTAATTGTATGCGTCTACTTGGTTCAAAATTTTCAGGTGCTGTTATTGCCTTAATATCGACTGAACCAGCCGGACCCATATATTCACTAGCAATGTCGTTTCGTCTAAGCACTCCCAATTCCTGAATAGGTCTTAGGGTTTCACCTTTTTCAGCTCCAGTAGTAGTTAACCATCTGTCTTGTGTATTAATAAAAAAAGTATCTGGACGTTGTTTTTCAACACGACCAATCATTTCAGCACTAGGAGCGGATTTAATAAATGAATAGGCAGGACCCTCATGATTAATTAACTCATACTCTAGCTTTGGATTCGTATCTACTCTCAATTGATCAATTGTCTTTGGTAACCATTTATCACGTGCTTCCATTCCTGAGTTATATCCATTACTTCCGTTAATTCCATAACCTTGGTCTAAACCTGGACCAACCATGATGCTATCAAAAGGTTTCGTATTATTATTTTTCATTCCAGGATTAACACGTGACTGATAAAAATCGCTTTGATTTGGCATACCATATGCCCATTGCATATTATCTTCAGGTTTAAATAATGGAGCTTGTTCTATTTTTTTAATTGTTTGAGATCCTGAACCAATCATGTTATCAAGAACTGATTCAGTAATATTAATATCATATGCTTTACCTTTTACTTTTCCACCATTAAATGGCATCATATTATTGTGTTTAAATTGTTCAGAGTCTAAATAGTTACCTGTTAAAGAATAAATTTCCTGAGGGTTTTGTCCAACTTTTTCACCATTTCTTACCTTTTGTTGGTATACATTTTGATTAAAATATTTATCAGTTGCAGTATTTGGATTGGGATATTCTTGTATTGTATCAACTAATTGGTTGATATTTGTGACAGGATAATTTTGTGGAGGTATATTTGTATTTGGTAAATAATTATCAGTTTTAGTAGCTAAATTACTTCTAATTCCCATATTTGTAAAATTTTCTGGTTTTCTTTGTCTTGTAGACATTCTAATTTGTTTATCACTACAAGTTTCATTTGTTTGATTTGATACCACATACATACCACCTAATGCTATTAATGGGATTGCTATTTCCATATTATATTATATATATAAAACATTTTAAATATATAAACAATTTATTGAGACTAAATTAGATTATATTGTAATTCTAATTATTGGAAATATAACTATCGCCTCTAATAAGGTCTTGACTTGGTTGTATATAATTTTTGGTGTCACTAACTAGACAATCGCGTTTAGGAGTAAAATAATCTTTTTCTAAAATTCTAGTGCTTAAATTATTTTGAAATGGTAAACAAGTATTTGTTTGTGGATTTAAAGGAGGATATCCCCAATCTACTTGCTCTAAATCACGATACCACCATGCTGGATTAGTGGATCTTGATTGTGAAGTAGTTAAATCACTACAACTAGGATAATCTATCTGTTGATTCGGTACATTATAATTTTTATAATTGTCTTTTCCTAAACAATCTCTACTAAGATGTCTATTTACACCTTTTAAGTCGCTTTCTAAATTAATGGTATTTGTTCTTAAATTAGCACCCCACTTTTGTATGATAATTTGAGGATCTTCTATATAACAAAGGTCAGAACCATTACCAGGAACATTTAAAATCCATCTACCTGGATCTGTAGATTGTTGTAGCGCTTTTTTTGTTCTAGCATCATCATATTTAAATCTGGTACAAGCCATATATTATATACTTTTATAAAAATATACTTTTAATTTATAGTTTATAAAAAGTATATATTTTGTATTTTAACAATTTAAAAAAAACGTATGTACTTTTATAATGGAATTAGTTTTAAATAAAAATACCAGTTCAACATTATGTTTAAACATGATTGTTAAAAATGAAAGTAGAATTATTACTAGATTATTTGATTCTGTAGTCAAAATTATAGATTGTTATTGTATTTGTGATACGGGTTCTACAGATAATACAAAAGAGATGATTACTGGATATTTTGAAAGCAAAAATATACCGGGTAAAATTGTAACAGAGCCTTTTAAAAATTTTTGTCATAATAGAAATTTTGCATTACAATCATGTTTGGGTATGTCAGATTATATATTGATGTTGGATGCTGATATGGTTCTAGAAATATTAAATTTTGATAAATCTATATTGAGTCGGGCATCAAGTTTTACAATTTTACAAGGTAATGATTCATTTTTTTATCAGAATATGAGAATAATTAAAAATAATGGGCTTTATAAATATTTTGGTGTTACACATGAATATATTGATATGCCTAATAATAACTCTATAATTAATTTTGAAAAGAACCAAATATTCATAAGAGATGTCGGCGATGGTGGTTCTAAACAAGATAAATTTGAAAGAGATATTTGTTTACTTTTAGATGGTATTAAAGAAGAACCTAATAACGTAAGATATTATTTTTATTTGGCAAATAGTTATCATGATTCAGGTAGATTTGCTGAGGCTATTAATGTATATAAAAAACGTATTGAATTGGATGGTTGGAGAGAAGAAGTATGGTATAGTTATTATAGAATCGGTTTATGTTTTCAACATATAGGAAAAATTGATGATGCTATTCGATATTGGTTAGATGGATTCAACTATTACGAGGACCGCTTAGAAGGAATGTATGAAATCATTAAATATTATAGAATAACATCAAAACCAAAATTGGCTAATATGATTTACCAACAAGCAAAAAGGATTTTGGATATGAATCATAAGAGAGATGGATATTTATTTTTACATAATGATGTGTATACTTGCAAAATATATTATGAGTATTCTATTTTTGCAGCTTATTTAGGTGTTAATAATATAAATTATAATATAGTCAAGGTATTAAATAATTCAGTAGATGATAATGAAATAAACAATCTATTATCTAACATGAAATTTTATAAAGATATATTGGTTCCTAACTCTAAAATTATTATTGACAATAATATTATATCTGATATTAACAATGAGTCCATTAATTTTATTTCCTCATCAAGTTGTTTAATTCCAAATAAAAATACTTCTGGATATCATATGAATATTCGATATGTGAATTATTATATTGAACCTAATGGTGGTTACTTAAATTGTGATAAACATATTATAACTCTTAACAAATATATCGAATTTGACAGCCTTATGAATGTTATTTGTGAAAAATGGCTAGAATTAAATTTTGATGATAGAAGATATATAGGTGTTGAAGATGTTAAGATTTTTACTGATATAAAAACCAATAATTTGTTATTTATTGGTACTGGTTTTCATAAATCTAATAAAATAGGTATTGTAATAGGAGACTATGACACAAGTAATTGTTTGTTGAATTATAATGAAGTAACCCCTAATTTTAATAATTCGAATTGTGAAAAAAATTGGGTATTTGTAGATTATAAGGATGATACACATGTCGTTTATAATTGGTGTCCTTTGCAGCTTTGCAAAGTAAACTATAATATAAATGAATTATCTATTGTAGAGACTAAGGAAATGCCACGTATATTCTCTCGAATCAGAGGGTCATCTTGCGGCTACAAATATTCCAAAAAAATAGATACAAATAATAATGGAAACATTCCAATTGATATAATGGAACACGAAATCTGGTTTATAACACATCTTGTTTCTTATGAAAATCCACGACATTATTATCATATGATAGTTGTGTTCGACGTGAATATGAATTTATTGCGTTACTCAGCTCCATTTAAATTTGAAGGTGAACCTATTGAATATAGTTTAAGTATTGTTGTAGAAGATGAGCGTGTTTTAATAAATTATAGCACATGGGATAGAACTACAAGAATCGGAGTTTACGATAAAAAATATATAGATTCTATCGTAACATATGTGTAAAAAAGTATATCAATCATTATATAATATTAAATTTTTATTATTATAAAAACTAATATTTGCTTTATTATTTTCTAATAAAGCATGTATTTTTATTCTATCATTTTCATTATCTGAATTCTGTTTTAAATTAATTAAATCAATAATAATATGCAATAATAATCTATCATTATGATAATAATCAACGATTATATTTTGTTGTATAAATAAATATAATAAATCATTATTAGGATTTTGTTCAAAATAATTTGAACAATAAGACAAAATATGAAATGCTTTTTTTGTTTTGTTCATATCAATACATTTTTGTGATCCTTTAAAAATTAAATCCAAGTTATGAATTGGTGATAAATAATTTGAAATTATACCTTGATAGTCACCATAAAATAAATCAAATAAATCTGGGTTTTCACGTTGAACAATTGTCATAACAGCTTCATCTATTTGATACCATTCTTCGTCATATATTTGTTCAGTTTTGTTCTTAAATAATTCGCAATATTTAAGTAAATTTGCAACTGATCCTGTAAATAGTCCACCTGCAGTATGGTGATAAATATATTGAAACATTTGTTTATTAGTAGCGTTTTCTATATAAGGATTAATACATAATTGTTTTATTTTATCTGGAACCTTCCAAATCCAGTCATGAATATGTTCAGTATTTAAAGCTACATGATTTATTCCAAAGTCCATCCAAATAAAATGACTACTATCAAATGGATTAAGATTTATGGCTGATTCTATAAAGTCAAACTTATTATTATTTAAAATAATATACATAGGTGTTTCATGTTCAATATGACCATTTATAATGTTAAAATTTTTCTGTAACTCATTCAATTTATCTAGATGACTATAATAATATGTTTCTTCAAATGGTTTTTTATAAATATATGTTTTTTCAAACATCTTTCTCTCTTTATTTATAATTTCAATAAGATTATCATCATCTGTAAAAATAATTAAAGGATAAGGAATCTGCAATATAAATTCTTTTGCAAAGTCAAAATATCTTGAAATATTATGATTATATACAGAACCAGACAAGTCCGCTTCTTTTTCTCTTATGTTGTAAAACATAGTAACAATAGTAGGTAGTTTTTTATAGTCTAATATTTCATGTAATGGTCTGATTGGGTTCAAACATTTACCCCAATCAATATAGTTAGTGTTTTTTATTTCTTCATTATATATATTTTGAATATATGGATTTCCATTTTTGTTTTGGAATAAAATAATACTTCCATTAGAGACATATTCTGTGCCTTGCTGAAAATGTAGAAGGTTAATATTAGAATTATGAATAATACCTTCTTTTCCAATAAAACTGCTATCCTCATTAGCATTGTGTAAAAATATATTAGTGGCACGCCCTAGAACACCTGGACCTGCAAAATCTAAATTAGAGACTGGTATAATATTGTTTTCAACATTAAAAACAACTCTATAAATACAATCTAATAATATTGGATGTTTTGCTACTGATGCAATAAATGCATTAAATAAATTATGCGTGCCAGTATCTTTTCCATTATTAAAATCAATTGGTGTCATAAATTCAATATCTTCATTTAAAAAGGAATCTATACAATTTATACAAATTGTATCAATATCTACATAAACTCCGCCATAAATATATAATATACAATAGCGCCATAAGTCAGCCTTAAATGCACCAGGTATAAGTCTACGATAAGTATTATAAATTCTTATATCAAAATATTTTTGGATAAATAATTCTGATTCATTATCATCATATAAAAAATATGCATAATTAGGATTTTTATCAGTCCATGTTTCAGTCAAATTCCTTAAATTATTTGATATATTTTTTGTAGACCAAGTTTGGAATATGTTACGTGGAATTTTGTTGGGTTTCGCAAAACTCATAATAATTTATATGTTAATTTTTTTTTAATATATAAATTAATATTTTATTATTTTTTAATAAAAAGTTGTAATATTGCAATAATAAATTGAACCATCATAAGTTATATTGATTAATGCATATTGTGTATATCCACTTATACCAATTAATTTTATATTTGTACTTAAATTCGTATTAACACCTGTTATGTTATTTGTAATTATACAAGGGTTGCGTAAAGTACCTGCAGTACCATTCACAAATATGGTTGCTTGGTATCCTATGCTAAATGATGTAAAATTAATAGTATTTATTATGTTTCCAGCAGCTGGTAATGTTACAGAGTAATATTCCAAAGCAGAAGTTTGTGATGGAATTGTTTGATCAATTATATTTATAGATGTTTCTAATTCTGATTGTGAAATATTATTTGCTATATTTTGTGCAATACTCAACGCATCTTCAAAACTAATGTAACTGGTAGCATTTGCACTGCACTTGCAGTAACTAAATCTCCTGACTTGTTAAAGCCACTAGCAGTGGATCGCAGTAGCAAAAAAAATTTTTACTATTTTTATTTATATTATTATAAATTTTTACTTAATTATATTATACTAAATTTATTTCTTAATAATACCCTTCTTAATGATACCTTTTTTTTTCTGAACACCACTCATTAAACGAGCTCTATCCTCTTTATATTCAATATAATGTTCTTTCAGTTGGTCTAGTTCTGACTTCCACATTTGCTGAATAGTTGTGATCTTGACCTGTTCCAAAGTAACTTCTTTATTACCTTTATCCTTAAGTAATTTTTCTACATTTTCAGTAGTGACAGAATCCATCGGCATCTTTACCAAATATTTATATTCCAAATCCTCATCCATTTGTTGATAACCTTTTGCAAGTAACATACTATTCACTTCCTCTTTCTTTTTCTTTCTCAAATCAATAGTACCATCAAAATTTTCTTGAATATAACGCGCCTTGTTAGATAACATAATCAACTCTTTTTCTAATGCATTTATCATATATTCTTTTCTAGTATTATACATTTTTAATCTGACATCATAATAGGAATCAATAATTTCAGATACTTTCTCGTATTTTTGCAATGTATCTTTAGCATCAAACAAATGCATATTTGTTGTGGTATTTGTTGTATATAATTTAAGTAGCTTTTCTAGACCATTACATTCATAATCACCTTTTTGTTTTTCGAGTTCTTCCAACTTTCCCTTTGCAAATGTAATTGTAAAATCGATATTAGTATCCTTACTCATGTCATCATAGTCTTTTACAACAGGTGACACCTTCTTTCCATCTTTTCCAGATGCAGGATCAATCAATTCTTCCAATAATTCCTTGAAATCTTCTGTCCAGTAACCAACAGGTAACTCAGTAACACGAATTTTATCGGGACCATCTTTTTCGTAAGTTCCTTTGATTAAGAATTTATCATCAGAGAGCTTAGTAATCTTTCCTTGAAACCCTTCATAATAGGGAATAAATTCTTGGCTTGGTTCTTGTTCTAATAGCCGACTTTGTAAATAATCAATAATTTGCAATGGATTATAACACATGATATCTGTACTGAAACCAGTACCAATACCCTTTGATCCATTTACTAATACCATTGGAATAATTGGTGCATAAAAGATTGGCTCTACAAGTGTTCCATCATCATTTAAATATTCCAATATATAGTCGTCTGTAGCTGGAAATAAGCTACGAGTAATTTTATTCAATTGAGTAAAGATATATCTTTCAGACGCAGAGTCTTTTCCACCCTGTAAACGAGTACCAAATTGTCCATTAGGCATTAATAGATTGATATTATTAGATCCGACAAAATTCTGTGCCATGCCGACAATAGCTGCATTCAAACTAGCCTCACCATGATGATAACATGCTTCTTTTGATACATATCCAGAAAACTGAGCTACTTTGATTTCTGTATTTAAATTCATTTTGAACGCAGAATATAAAATCTTACGAAGTGAAATTTTGAGACCATCCATCAAGTTGGGAATGGAACGATCGCAATCATACTTAGAGAAATGAATAAGCTCTCTGTCAATAAATTCCTCATAAGAGACACATGTTTTTGACGTATCAAGATATGCATTTCTATCATACACCTTTAGCCATTCTTTTCTATCATCTGCTCTTTTCTTATTAAATACCATATCAATAGCATCATCACTCTTTTCGGAATGGTCAAACCCAACTAATTTTTTTTTCTCAAAATATTCGCGAAATTCTTTGCCTGTACTAGTACCTAACCCTTTGTAATATTTAAGTTTCCAACCATGTGTATCATTTTCCTCTTTCCACTGATTATATTCGCCATCATTATAGAAATTCAATTCTGTTGCTCCTTTTTTTGCTTTTAATATAGGCGTGTTCATAAATCCGATAAATCCAGGTATCAAAGCTAGTGAAGGCCATTCAGACTGGAATAAATTAATACCAAGTCCTTTAATATGACTACCATCTAAATCTTGATCTGTCATAAAGAGGACCTTACCATAACGTAAACTTTTATTAACATCTTCAATACTAGCATATTTCTTACCAGTCTCAAGACCTAGAATTTTTTTAATCTCAGCAATTTCTTTATTTTCTGATATTTTCTTTGTAGATTCACCTCTTACATTTAAGATCTTACCTTTCATAGGATATACGCCAATATTATTACGATCTTCAGAAGATAATCCAGATATAATTCCAGCCTTGGCTGAATCACCTTCACAAAAGATAATAACACAATCTTTGGACTTATCAGTGCCTGCCCAATTTGCGTCTGTTAATTTAGGAATACCGCGCACAGATTTAGATTTCACACCATCAGTCTTTTTTGCGGCCTTATTTTCCTTAACTTCAGTCAATTGTAGAGCTGCATCCATGACGCCCATTTTAGCAATTTTTTCAATGAACTTATCACTGACCTCGCACTTGGATCCAAACTTGGATGATGGTGTATTCATATAATCCTTCGTTTGACTATCAAATGCTGGATTTTCAATATCACATCGTAAAAACAAAATCAGTTGCTCTTTAATGCTATTTGGATTTACTTTTACTTTTTTCTTCTTTTCAATATAGTCACCAAGTTTTTTTGTAATCTGATTCAAAATATATTCCACATGCTTACCACCTTTTGCAGTATGAATACCATTTACAAATGATACTTGTGTAAATTCATGATTTTGTGTCAAAGCAACTGCATATTCCCATCTCCCTTCAGCGCCACTATCTTCATATACTCGAGGTGCATCTGCTTTTTCTCCAATATACATATCAATATATTGTTGAAAATTTTTGACAGGTACCAGCTGGCTATTATATTTGACCTTAATTGCCTTATCTGTTGCAGCAGCGATATCGTATGTCCTTTTTTTCAGTAGAGAAATCATGTCTTTTGTTAAACCATCTAATCCTAATCTTGCGTAATCAGGTTTAAAAGTAACCTTTGTATATGGTTTATTTTTACACTTGGTTATAGATGGTTTGCAAATTTCAGATAAATTATCTTTAAACTCTTGACAATACTTTAGACCTCGCACGTGGTCAATTGTTTCAATTGCACCATATGTTGACCAAATAAGAACAAGTTTAAATCCAAACCCATTTTTACCACCAACAATTTTTTTTTCTTCCTTATCATAGTTTGTAGATGTTCGTAGTTCTCCAAAAATCATTTGTGGTATCCATGTTTTATGTTCTGGATGCTCTGCAACATCAATACCATTACCATCATTTAACATAGTTATAGTGCCATCATCACTAATAGATATCTCTATATTAGATACTGGAATACAATTAGCTTGACCAGTTGAAATAGCTTGCAGCATTCGTACAACATGATCACGACAATTAACAATACCTTCATCAAACAACTTAAAGAGTCCAGGTATATATTCAATATTTTTTTCTATAATTTTATCTCCAGTTTCATTTAGAATATATTGTAAGGATTCAATTTTTTCAATAGACCCTACATAGGTGTCTGGTGCATCCAAAATATGTTGAATAGCTGACTTCTTCTGGTATTTTTTAGATAAAGTATTGTCTTCTGTCATAGTATAATATTTACAAATCTATTTAATTCTATTTTTTATTTCATTTTTTTATAAAATAAAATAAATATAATTGTTATTATGCCTCAAAAACATTTTACGCCTGGTAAAAAAGCAAATACCGCAAGATTAATTAATTATATCGCAGCTTATAATGCTGCATTTCCTAACTCAGAACAATTAAATTGTATAGCATGTACAGCTGATAAGTATGACAAAAATGAATTAGGTGCTGATTCACCTTCATCAAGAGTTTCTAATAATATAAGAGTTTCACAAATTGTAAAACATACAAAAGGTGGGACTACACATTTTGGTAATTTTTATTTAGGACAACCATTAAATATCAATTATTTAGGAAGGTCTGCAGGTATGCCAGGTGGTAGTGGTTCTCCTCCAGTAAATAGATTTAATTAATTGTTTCATAAATTGTTAATAAATTTTGATAAGATTATTTGTTTGTCAAAATATATATTGCGTTTCTCTCTTTATCAAATTTAGAAAAAATAATTTTCTCTTATTAATATATAATGACTCACGAAAATGCTGTTGGATCTCGTACACAAGTTATGAATGGAACTGCTCGCCATACCAAGGGTGGTCTAACCAAAAAACAATTGAAATATAATAAACATGGTCGTATCGTATCAGTAAAGGCTTCTAAAAGAGCAAAGAAGGAAAACAGACTTGTCAAGGCCGGATATATTGCCAAGAAGGGACAATTTAAGCTTTTCAAGAAGAGTGATTCTAAAAAGTCTCGCAAAATGAGAGGTGGAAAGAGTTTAATGTCTTTGTCTCCATCTTCATATTCTGGACAAGGTGTAGGAACCTCGGGTCCTGCAGTTCAGTTTGAAGCCGGAAATGCAGCTTAAATATAATAAATACAAAATAAATAAAAATAATTATGTTACCAATTATGTAACAAAATTATTACTAAACCTACACTATATTATTAAACCATTTTGTTTCGATAAATTTTTCATAAACAATATGATCAGCTAATTTATAATACAAATACTTTTCAAAATAGCGTTTACTGACAATATTTTTCAAAAAATTTATATTACAAAATTTATAATAATAATTATAAGCATCATCAAATGATATTAGAGCTAATTTATATTCATTTTTAATATGTTCTTTAATAAATTCAAATGAATCTTGTATATCTTTAATTTTATCCCACATTTTACTAGCAACATTCAAGACATATTTATCTTCAATAATTTCAATAGTAGGAAAGAAGTGTTTTAGAATTTTTACAATATTTTCTTCACTAATAGTTCCATTTGTTAACAATGGTTCGGTAATTTGTTCTTTTGCCCAAACTTTAAAGAGAGAAGACAATTCATCAACTTCTATTTCGTTATAAAATAATGACATATTAATATCAAAATCGGAATAAGTAACATCTTGTTGGATTGTATTTTCCCAAAACTTTATAAAATCACTATATAATGGTAAATATTTACTAGTAATACCTATAAACGAATCAGTTTCTTCATTATATTCATAACGCTCCTTTAATAATTGTTTTAAAGAGTTTGAATAAATAACATTTGGTAAATTACCATTAGAGAGAAATTGCTTCCAAACAAAATGCAAATTTTTCCATTCAATTTTACAATCTATTGTAGTTGTAGATATCATATATTTATTACAAAAATCATCAACAATTGCATTTTGTGTTGTATTTTTTAAATAATAAGTATAGCTATTTAAATCTTCATCAGATTTATTTTCAATAAATGTATCCGAATTTTCATAACGTTTTGAATAATGAGCAGCTACACAAAGCAAGTCAAGACCTATTTTTTTGAGTAATTCTCTCCAAACCTCATTGGAAAAATTATCGTTTATTTTAATTAATCTACAATTTTCATATGAATGATTTTCATGGTACTTTGTCATAAAATTATGAGCAGTATTATTATTACAAATAGACGACAAAGCAACGTTATCTATTTCATTTAAAAATTGTTTTGTTTGTTGAGTAACTAGAAAAATAAGATTTTGATTCTTTTTAAGAATATTGTCACCAATAATAGCAAGAAAATATTTTGCAGCATTTTTAGATGAGAAAAATGCTGGATATAAAACATTTAGTACATTTTGTATGGTATCTGTTTCAGGAATAGAACTAAAAAGATTTCTCTCTTTTATTTGTTTTATAATGTTTGTTTTTGTCTTATGCTTCCAATCTAATAATATTCTTTCTTTAGAAATAGAAGAGAGTAATTTATGTATAATATCATCTTCTTTTATTATCAAGTATTTTTGTCCATCATACTCGTAAAATAAGTTATTATTAGGTAAATAAAAGTATTTATTTTTACTTAGAAACACTTGTATAAATAATTGTTGTTCATTTGTTAAATAAGTATTACGATTAATTCGTTCTTCGTGATTTTTTAACTCATTCTCGAGTGTATTTGGTAAATAAGTAATAATATGGTTTTTAATTCTTTGAATCATATATTCATTGTCTTTATATTTTGATAATAACCCTGATATTGTGTTGATGCAATTTGTTTCAATATCGGACATTCTTTTATTTTTTTCAATTAATGTCTTTAAATTAGTATTTGATAAATATATTTAAATTGAAATTATATATTTATATTTATATAATGAAAATAAATCAAAGATATGTGCCAAAAGTGCTAACAAAAAAAGATAAAAAAAGTCAATATAGAGAATTGTTGAAATCTAGAAGACTATACAAAAAAGGACAATTTTATACTAGACGTAAAATGTCTTCATTTGTTGTAAAAAAATCACCACATATTACATTAGCTGAAAAAATATACCATATTGAAAAAATAGACGCAAGTACCAATCTAGCAAAAGCTACAGGATGTTCCAAAGAAGCATTAGCACAAATTATTAGGAAAGGTGAAGGCGCTTATTTTTCTTCAGGTTCAAGACCAAATCAAAGTGCACAATCTTGGGGACTAGCACGTTTGGCAAGTTCTATTACTTCTGGCAAAGCCGCGGCAGTAGACTATAGTATTTTAGAAAAAGGTTGTAGACCTGGGTCAAAAGCACTTCGTCTAGCAAAAATAGCTAGAAAAAAATACGGACATGGTACAAGAAAGGTAGCAAAAGTTAAATTCTAATATAATTAAATAATTACATTTTTTAATTATATGCGTTAAAATACGATAAATAATTTTTAAACATAAGTATTTAAAGATTCCTAAATACAAAATAGTATATAATGACTTCATTTTCAAATAAAAACCAAGTATCAACACCTACTGATGGAAATGTTTTAACCATTAAGACTGTGCAAATTGCACCCTTTAGAACACTTATGACGGCACTTAAAGATATCCTTTTAGAGACCAATATTACTTTTGAGGCAGATGGGATTCGTATTATTAATATGGACAAGTCTCATACTATTTTGGCTCATCTTCATTTAGCAGCACAAAATTTCGAATTTTATGAATGCAAAAAAGAGAAAATTATTATTGGTGTAAATATGTTTCATCTTTTCAAGTTGATTAACTCGATCGATAATGATGATACATTGACTATTTATATTGAAAATTCCGATTATGTAGATGGAATTGTTTCTCACTTGGCTTTAAAATTCGAAAATGGAGAGATTAAGCAATGTAAAACACAAAAGTTGAGATTAATTGAACCAGAACCAGAAGAACTGCAATATCCAGATGTAAAGTTTTCTTCTATTATTAATTTACCATCAGCTGATTTTCAGAAGATTATTCGCGACTTATCTTGTATTTCTGATAAATTAGAAATTAAGTCGGTTGGTAACGAGCTTATCTTTAAATGCTCTGGACAATTCGCATCTGCTGAAATTCATCGTGCCGAGTCAGATGGTATGGGCTTTATTTTGAAACAAGATTCTTCCAAGGTAATTCAAGGGGAATTTTCTCTTAAAAATTTAGGTTATTTTATTAAATGTACAAACTTGTGTCAGCAAATTGAAGTCTATCTGGAAAATGATTTGCCGTTAGTTGTTAAGTATGATGTTGCCAGTTTGGGGTCGATAAAACTCTGCTTAGCACAGCTGCCGTCATCATAAATGTTTAAAAATATGCAGTCAAAATTTATCCATATAATATATTATATAGATAAACTACTTAAAGATAAAGGAACAATATAACTATGCCTATTAGATATACTTATAATCAAGTGCAACAAATTTTTGAAAAAAAAGGTTGTCTATTGCAAACAACTACATACATAAACCAGTTAGAAAAGTTAAATTATACAGCAACATGTGGTCATAATAATATTGTAAGTTTAAAATTATTTTTGAAAGGAAATGGTATAAAGTGTAAAAGTTGTGCATTAGATTTGCTTACTTATGAAAAAACATATGAATATTTTGAAAGTAAAAATTGTAAACTATGTTATACAAAAGATGAATTTTTAAATTATTATAAAAATAACACACAAAAATTAAAATATATCGCAAGTTGTGGTCATGAAAATAATGTATGTTGGAAAAATTTTAATGGTCTAAATCAAGGTATTCAATGTCCTTCTTGTGTGAATAAAAATACTGGAATTAAATTGCAACAACTTTATTCTGAAAATAACTTTAATGGTGGTTTGAAACAAGAATATTCTGGAATTCAATATTTTACTAGTTTAGTTAATCAAATATACGATATTAAAAAAACATTCGACGGGTGTAAAGCTGATATAGCAATAAAACCAAAAAGTTGTGAAGCAGATAAATGGTTAAGTATTCAAGTTAAAACAACAAACATAAAAACTGAAAGAGAACAATATTACTTTAGATTAAATAATAGTAGTTATGAAGATTGTTTAATATTATGTATTTGTCAAGAAGATAAAAAGATTTGGTTAATTCCATATGAAGAGGTTAAAGGACTAAAAACAATTGGAATAGCTAAAAAATCAAAATATAACAAATATGAAGTAAATAATGCAAATTTATTTGAATCAATAGATATATTTTATAATACATTATCATTATTTGAATATAATATCATAAATATTCCTATAAGTAAACATCAACAACAAGAACAAGAATTTCGCAATTTAAGAGAAAATAAGATTGACTTTATAGATTTTACAAATCATGATATCGAAGGATTAGTATATGATTTTAAGATAGGAAATAAAAAAGTACAAGAAAAAGTAGGTAGTTATTGTAAAAAAAATAATCCAAATATGTTTATTTTTAATTTAAAAAAATATGACTGCAGAATCAATGGACAATGTCAAACAAAAAGTTATGAAGAGGGTGATAATGATTTATATTGGCTACATTGCAAAAATAATATTTTTTATGTCATACCTGAATCTGTATTGATAGAAAAAGGTTTTCTGGGTAAAAATTGTAAAAAACAACAATTGTATGTATCTCCTACAAATATAAACACTTCATGGTGTAATACATATTTATTTGATTATGACAATGTAGACAAAGAGAGATTATTATTAATAATTAATAATTAACAATTAATTTATTTTAGACATTATCAAAATTCGTTATATTATTCAAATTATTTTTTTATATATTAATTTAATATAATGGAAAGAGTTCATTATTTATTTTCTTTAAATAAAAAATATATACGCCCAATTAATTATATAAAAGTTAACAAAGGTATTCAAGTTAACAAAGGTATTCAAATCAACAAGAGTGATCAAGACATTCAAGATATTCAAGTTAACAAGAGTGATCAAGACATTCAAGGTATTCAAGGTGACAAGGGAGATCAAGGCATTCAAGGAGACAAGGGTGATCAAGGAGATCAAGGCATTCAAGGCATTCAAGGCATTCAAGGCATTCAAGGTATTCAAGGCATTCAAGGTATTAAAGGAGATCAAGGTATTCAAGGTGACAAGGGAGATCAAGGCATTCAAGGTAATAAAGGAGACAAGGGAGATCAAGGAGATAAGGGAGACAAGGGAGATCAAGGAGATAAGGGAGACAAGGGAGATCAAGGAGACAAGGGAGATCAAGGTATTCAAGGTATTCAAGGAGATCAAGGTATTCAAGGCATTCAAGGTGAACCGGGTATAAATGGAATAGAAGGTCCGGCTGGTTTAGCAGGAGATCGTTTTTGTACAAAAACTAAAAATGAAATATGTTTAAATCCAACTGAAAATGCAATATTAATTTTTAATGTAGAAATGGATTTAGCTTATATTAGTGGTAATTCAGTAATTGTAGCAGAAGTTGCTAACGATATTAACTCAGAGTTAAATACATTTGAAGGTACAATTCAATTTTATAGTAAAAGAACAGGAGAAATTGTAATTAAAGATATTACTAATATAAATGGTGAGTTTAATATAAAACCATGTTTTTATTTTATAAATTTAGATGGTGTAGATGGAGCACAAGGTGATACAGGACCACAAGGACTACAAGGTCCACCGGGTCCAAGTAATATTTCAGAAACATCAATCCACCTTATTTTATTAGATAATATAATTACAATTCCAGAACAAATAAACCCAATTACATATTATACAATTAACTTTAAAAATGGCGATGAATTAAGAAATATTAAAAGTAATTTAACCAATAATCAATCAGCATTCATTTTAATAGAATTATTCGATATACAATCGAATGATAATTCAATGGCAACTATTTTACCAATATATAATAATGAAATAAATATAAATTATAATAGAAATATTTTATTAAATCAAGATATTCCATTTGCAATGTTAAAAATATATAATGTTAAAAATTATAATTTTGTTGAATGCGTATCTTATTATAAAAAAAGTTTCATTACAATATAAAGGATTATAATAATATTTATTAATAATATATTATTATTAATATATATAAATGTCGAGACATTATACAAATTATAGTCAATATTTAGGTGCTCAACGTTGCTGCAACTTGCAAGGCCAAGGACCTATAGGCCCACAAGGTCCAGTTGGTCCAGCATCAATAGGTCCTAAGGGAGATACAGGAAATAACGGCACTATTGGACCAACTGGATCTACTGGAAGAAGTTGTAAAGGACCTACAGGTCCAGCAGGTAGTCCAAGTGGTTTAACCGGTTATACAGGTCCAGCTGGTCCTACTGGATCTCAAGGACTACCTGGTAATCAAGGTCTAGCTGGTCCTACTGGATCTCAAGGCACTCCTGGATCCCAAGGTTTAGCTGGTCCTACTGGATCCAAAGGTACTACTGGATCTCAAGGACTAGCTGGTCCTACTGGTACTCAAGGACTACCTGGATCTCAAGGACCTACTGGTTCCCAAGGATTAGCTGGTCCTACCGGATCTTCTAGTGGTTCATCCGTTAATCTTCAAAATGCATCTCTTTATAATTATTTTAATACTATTTCTGAATTAAATGCTTTTACATTAACAGCACCAGCTTCTATTACTAGTCCTTATTTTTATAATATACAAAGTAATCAAATAACAAGTCCATTGTTGGATTTGTCTTCAGGAATACTTGGTACTGATAATAATCCTGGAACAATCAATTCTATAGTCTTAGATACAAGTAATAATTTATATGCAGGAGGAATTTTTTATAAATCAGGAAGTACTATATGCAATAGTATAGCTAAATGGAATGGAACTGCATGGTCCGCATTAGGAGATGGATTTACAGATAGTGGTGGTAATCCTGGAACAATTAATTATATAGCCTTTGATACAAGTAATAACTTATATGCAGTAGGAAATTTTTTCTATTCAGGAAGTACTAAATGCACTAGTGTAGCTAAATGGAATGGAACTGCATGGTCCGCATTAGGAGATGGTCTTAGTAATGATGCTGCTGGTAATAATCCTGGAAATATTAAATATATAGCCTTTGATACAAGTAATAATTTATATGCAGCAGGAAATTATATATATTCAGGAAGTACTATATGCAATAGTATAGCTAAATGGGATGGAACTGCATGGTCCGCATTAGGAGATGGACTTACAATTAGTGGCGGTTATCAATCGAATGTAAATTTTTTAGTATTTGATACAAGTAATAACTTATATGCAGGAGGAAATTTTGCTACTTCAGGAGCTACTACATGCGATAGTATAGCTAAATGGAATGGAACTGCATGGTCCTCATTAGCAGATGGACTTACAGATAATAGTGGTTTGTATCCAGGAGAAGTTAAATATCTTAAATTTGATACAAGTAATAATTTATATGCAGCAGGAAATTTTAAAAAATCAAGAACTACTATATTAAATAGTATAGCTAAATGGAATGGAACTGCATGGTCTGCATTAGGCGATGGCTTTACAGATTCTTTTGGTATTTTAGGATATATATATTCTCTAGTCTTAGATACAAGTAATAACTTATATGCAGGAGGAAATTTTAAAAAATCAGGAACTACTATATGCAATAGTATAGCTAAATGGAATGGAACTGCATGGTCCGCATTAGGAAGTGGATTTACAGATGCTGGTGGTAGTCCTGGACAAATCTATTCTCTAGCCTTAGATACAAGTAATAATTTATATGCAGGAGGTGGTTTTAAATATTCAGGAAGTACTATATACAATAGTATAGCTAGATGGAATGGAACTGCATGGTCCACAATAGGATATGGAGTTTCAGATAATACTGGTTTAAATTATGGAACAATTAATGTTCTTAAATTTGATGCAAGTAATAATTTATATGCAGCAGGAAATTTCTATGAATCAGGAAATACTATACTCAATAGTATAGCTAAAACTACAATTACTAATAAATATGTTATAAATACAAATGCTTCAAAATTGACTTTAAATTATACTGGACAAAGTTCTATGATTAATTTGTTACATTATAATGCAGGTACTACGCTTTATGAACAAGTCAATTAAACTTCTTTAGGTAATTTTTTCATAGTCAGAAATAAAAAAAAATTATTATACATTTATTTATAATTTATAATTTATAATTTATAATTTATAAATATGACAGATAAAATAGTGTTAATATGTGCAACAGGTCGTTCAGGATCTACCACTTTGCAACGTATTATTAATACTATTCCAAATAGTAATATATGTGGCGAAAATTATGGTGCTATAAATAGTTTGCTAGATTTTTATATAAAATTGCATGCTACTTCTAGTGATTATGTACCAGGTCATTATAATCCTGCCCCTTACGAAGAAATTATTACTAAAAATGTGAAGCCTGCTTGGTACAATTCATATAAAATACCAGAAATGGAAGAGAAAATACGCGATCTCATAGTTGCCATGTTTAAGAAAGATTCAAATACACAACTATGGGGTTTTAAAGAGATTCGTTATGATAATAACAAGGTAAAATTATTAAAAATATTTAAACAATTATTTCCACAAACAAAGGTAATTATACAAATTAGAGAGAATATTGCAACTCAGTCACAAAGTAGCTGGCATAAAAAAGATAAAAATGCGATACATAGTCTACATAAAATGAATACAGAGCTTTATAATTTTTATTGTCAAAATAAAGATTGGTGTTATTTTACTACATTTGAAAAAATGTTTGATAAAAAAAATATTCAAAATATATTTTCATTTATTGAATGTAGAGAGAACTACAATGAAACCAAAATTGGTGAAGTTTTGGAAAATAACTTGAAGGATTAGTAGATCATTTTTAAAATTTTAAATCGACTTAAATATATCTTATAAGGAAATATGATGATAAAAAAATATATAAATAAATCTTATAAAAATGAGCGTTTTAAATGAGAAAAGATTTAAAACCAGCTTTTTAACTCTAATTGACGATCATTTTTGCTTGCCATCACAGGATGTGCAATAGGCACAACTAAAGTGCTCACATCATTAATATATTTCATATAACCTTTTGCTTCACTATATACTTGTTGAATACAATAGTCTAATACCATTTTATTTAGCTCATTTACTTGTTCAGAAATTTCAGTTGGTTTATTTGCAGAATATTGTAAAAATATACTCCTCATAATTATTTTTAGTGTATCACAATCTTGAGGTCCAATGACGTATTGCCCGTTAGATCGCTGATATACACCATTTCGAATACCATTTTGCAAAGTCACAATATTATGTAAAGAAAAAAAAGTGTCTGACAAAGAATTACTTGTCCATAAACCTTCTGTAGGATTCCTAAATGTCACACACTGGTTTGCAGGTATTTTATCATATAGTTCAAATAATGCTGAAGTATTTGGAGTTTTTATATCAACCCTACCATTATTTACTTTATTCATTTATATTACTCTTATAGAAAAAATTATATATATATAAATATATATATATATATATATTTATGGAAGGATTTCAAAAAATAGTACTTTATTCAGCTATTTTAATATTGATTATTATTTTAATAGTAGTTGGTATTGCCTTATCCTTTGCTAAAAATGAATCATGGCCACCAATGGTTCCAAAATGTCCGGATTATTGGACTATTGATGGTTCTGGTAATGATGCAAAATGTGTAAATATTAAAAAGTTAGGTACCGGATGTACTGATGCGATTCAGTCACCTGATGCAAGTGATCAAACTGGTAAATATTATAAAGTAAATTTCAACAGCTCTTTATATACTGGTTCCCAAGGACCATGTCGTAAATATAAATGGGCTCATGATACATGCAAAGTTTCGTGGGATGGCATCACATATGGCGTAGATTCGCCTTGTACATAAAACATTATACAAATTATTTATTTGATTATTGAGATAAATATAAAAAGATAAAATGATTCATATATTATGAATCATTTTATTGTTAGTTTGGGACCATTTTGTATAACAAAAACAACTATTAATCAAATGAATTTAATATCCAAAACAATGCCCTTTGATTGGATGTTTTCATCATTGCCATTTATTAAAAATGTTCTAATCGACGATTTTAATGAATTATTAAATAAGGAAAATATTTGTTCTACAAATCCTTGTTGGAGCAAAGACAAATCTTATAATATATTGTACAATAATAGTATATTACAAAGTAAAAATATCACTACACACTTATTAGCTAAAAAAGAAATTGATGATTATAATAATTTTCATATGTGGAACCATTATAATCTTTTAGAAGAAGAACAATATGCAAAATACGTTAAATATGTAGAAAGATTTAGACAAATGATAAATTCAACAGATATCAAAATATTTTTATATATTCACTATTATGATGATACACTTTTTGATGTATTTGATTTTAATGAATATTTAATGAACCAAATAACCAATTATAAATTTATATGTATACATTGTAAGAAGGTTGAAGAAAAAAAATATGATTCAGAACATGACATTTGTTCTTATAAAGAAAACAATTTATACATTTATAATATTGAAATTGAAAAATATCAGGATACTCTCGACGATGAAAATATAGGCTTTATAAAAAAAATAATCAATGATTTGTTAGAATAAAAAATTTACTTTATTTTGTTTAAATTTTATTTTATTCATTTATTAAAAATGCAAGAAACTAATGAAAGTAATGAAACTAATGAAACTAATGAAAGTAATCTATTAATAAATATATGTAAACTACCAAATGAAATAATAAATATTATCAAAGAATTTACACCAAAAAAAAGATGGGTATTTACAAATAGAGAGAACTATACATTATATCATATATTATTAAAACCTTCTATTATTAATTATGAAAATTATATTCGTGATACCATTCGTCGTGACAATTATTTTGTATTTGAAATAATTTTACAAGAGAATTTTAATAAATGGTGGAATATATACAACTATACATATAAAAATATGATATTTAAAAATTATTTGTATTTTACAAATCATTATTGTATTGAAAACGACTCGTCAAAATGCCGAAATATTGTTATAAATTTTTTGAAAAATCATGGATTCGATAAAAATCTACATAAAAAGAATATTGTAAAGTATATAAGATGGAAAAATTAAATATAAATAAAATTTTAAATAGAGAAAATAAAGCTACAACTATTAAAGATATACTTTGTGATTTTGAACTTAATAAAAATAATATGCTTTTCAAAAAAGGAATTTATGTTTATGGTGACCCAGGTACAGGTAAGACTACTTTTATTACAAATCTTTTAAATGAGCTTGGCTATGATATTATTAAATATGATGCAGGAGATATTAGAAATACTGCAGTTATTGAAGACATTACAAAGCATAATATGTCAGACAAAAATATTATGAGTTTATTAAACAAAAAAGTGCGTAAAATTGCAATAATTATGGATGAAATTGATGGCATGAACAATGGTGATAAAGGTGGTATTAATACATTAATTAAACTAATTCGTCCAAAAAAAACAAAAAAACAAAAACAAGAAGAAGTGACAATAAATCCTATTATATGTATTGGTAATTATAAGGTGGATAAAAAAATTAAAGAATTGATGAAAGTATGTAACACAATTGAGCTAACAACACCTACTACTAGTGAAATGACAAAAATTGTTGATACTTTATTATCTAATTCTGAATCAGACATGAAAAAAAAGATTGTTGAATTTGTGCAAGGTGATTTAAGAAAATTAAATAACATTTATATGATTTATAAAAATAAACCTCAGTTATTTACAATTGATATTATTGAAAACATATTTCAAATAAAATCTTATAACGATGATACAAAAAAAATTACCAATAAACTGATTAATAATTATTATACATTAAATCAACACAATACTATTATGAATGAGACAGATAGAACAAGTATTGGACTTTTATGGCATGAGAATATTATTGATGTTATTGAAAAAATCGACAAGAAAATCTCAATACCTTTTTATATCAAACAATTGGAAAATATATGTTTTGCTGATTATATAGATCGAATTACATTTCAAAAACAAATATGGCAATTTAATGAAATGAGTTCTTTAATTAAAACATTTAAAAATAATAAACATTATCACGACTATTTTAAATCGACAAAAAATTATAATCCATCTGAGGTTAGATTTACCAAGGTTTTAACTAAATATTCAACTGAATATAATAATTCGATATTTATACAAAAATTATGTAATAAACTTGGAATGGATAAAAAGGATTTATTTGGTTTTTTTATGGAAATTAAAAATAATAATGATGAAAATGCAAGTGCAAATTTATTAGAAAGTTATGAAATAAATAAATTAGATGTTTTTCGTATTTATAGATATATTGAAAAATATATAAAGGAAAATGCTGCTGGAACTATTGATACTGAAATAGAAGAAGAGGAAGAAATTATTGAAGAATAAAGTATGATTGGATAAAGTATTTCATAAATATGGTTTGATAAAATATTTATGAAAGAATTAAATTACCTAGATAAAGGTATTATTATTTTGTGTATTATTATTTAATAATTTTTATTAGCAAGAAGGCGATTTTTACGCTTTACTTCCCACTTCTCTACATTTTCATCAGAAATTTCGCAATATAAATGTCTCATACAATGATCCGGAGAAATATAAAATAACATATTTGATCCATTTTTAGTTTTACATTCATCACTAGTCAATGCTACCTTAAAGTATAGATTTTCATCTAAAGAACCTACTAGATGTTTAAAATACTCACCCGTCTCAGCATTACGAATGCGGCTACCTATAAATCCACTAGTATATACATCAACTTTAGATCGTTTTAATGAACCATTAGCATGACTCCATATTTTTGTATGTCCTCTATCCATCTTCTTGATGTCATATAGAACATCCTTGTTATTTTCCTCAAAATCATCAACTGGTGCAGAATCATAATAGTCCATATTTCTTGTAATATATACTATAAATTATAATATATCTTTAAGTTTGTTTTTATTTGTTTATATATGACTTATAACAGGTGGCATAGGTAAAAGTTCAATATGTTTATCTGTATTAGTATTAGGACCTTTATCTTTCATTCTTTCTTGCATTCTTTCTTGAATTCTTTCATTAATAATCTTACTTATTTTGTCTTCTAAATATTTTATTTTATTTTGTAACTGACTATTTTCCAAAGTCATTTGTTGAATAATATAGGTTTGTTCATTTATTTTTGTTTGGAATGTTTGTGGTGTCATCATCATGTTAATTTTATCCATTGTATCTTTATATTCTGATTGTTTAATCATTTCTTCCTTTATCATATTTTCTCTCCTTTCTCTTATTAATTGCAACTCTTTTGTTACATCAGGTTTATTTTCAGGTCTTCCTGGATCATATGCATCCAATAATATATCAATATCTTCCATAAAGAATTTCAAGATCTCTGGTTCTTTTACAAAGTCAGATGGTAGTAAAGGTGTATCATGTACATTTTGGTTTGGCATTTGTTTCAATAACTCTTTTTTATCAAATGAATTATGATTATGTGAAAACACGAGAATTGATTTATTCGAGTCTAACTGGACAAATGGTATAGTATAGTCTTTCAAGAAAAATTTCTCTTCTGCAACTGATGCTTCCTCTCTAAATTTTGTTTTAGTTAATAATTCTCTTTTAAAAGCAAAGGTTGCTGCGGTTGCATGATTGGGTCCATAGGGACCAAATTGAAACATCTTATTTATGTGTTTAAAATAAATAAACATTGCACTTGAACCTGCACAGAGAGCCTTTGGTGACTTTTTAAGCTTATCAACCGCATGACTTATTCTATCAGGCGGATAATAATCGTCATCATCCATGTATACAATAATTTCACCGGTTGCTTTTTCATTTGATAAATTACGTTTTTTACCAAGGGTCAGTTTTTCATCAAACTTAAAATATTTAACTTGTGGAATATGTTTAACCAAGTCTTCAATTTTGTCTGTACCATCATCTATAATAATCCATTCTATTTTGTCTTTTGGATAATCTTGATGTTCAAAACATTTAATCATAAATGGAATAAAAGGACGACGATTAAATGTTGGAGTACATACACTTACAAATGGATACTTGGTTAGTTTTTTATTATTTTTACCCATTTTTAATTATTAATTATTTATTTAAGTAATAATTTCTAAAGTAGAAATTGTGCGTATTTTTTATTAAAATCCTTTAATTTTCTTATTAATTTTTCACCTCCTAGTTGATTATATTTTTCATATAAAGAGCCTCCTGATTGTGTTACTGGTTGTGCTATTGGTTGTGTTACTGGTCGTATTATTGTTGCACCATTTAAATTACCTCCTACTGCATTCGACTTGCTTGTTTTTGGTATTTCACAAGCTTCTTTTGTTGCCTGTTTATTACTTACTAAAGGAGATGTTCTTGTATCCTCTTCTTCATTTATAGGGACAAACATTTCGATTATTTTTAAATAATATATCAAAAACATTGTAAACAATGCAAATACTGCTGATACAGAACCCAAATATGTATATGCATTTGTAACTATATAGATAGCAAATATAGTCATGATTATTAGTTTATTATATCTAAAAAAATATGGGAACAAATCAGTGAAAGAAGCATCTTTTCCATCTAATTTCATAGAATACATAAAAAATGTTATAATAGAAAAAATACTAAAAATAGTGGAAAAAATAAGAACACCTTGTGCAGCAAACAATATCATAAATATATTGATAAATAATACAATTAATGCAAAACCTAAAACACAAGCAAACCATTCGGATTTCTCAGGATCAGGTTGACCATCTTTAAGTACATTCCAACGAACATCAACCCATTTAACTGGCGGATCACTATATTCAGTTGTTCCATCTGGACTAATTTTAATATTTCCATTTTTTTTCCACATCCAACCTAAATTAGAAAACCAGTACCAACTGAAATAAAAAATATTTAATAATACACCTATTATAAAAATAATTAAACCTAAAAATGGTCCAAAAATTACCAATAAAAATTCAGGTAAGGCATTTAAAAATGATAACATGTAATTATAATATGAGTAATTTTTCATAAACAATGATTCCAAAATTGTATAAAAGTAATTACCTAAAAAACTTGATTTAACATCTTCTTTATAATCCCTAAAAAATTTGAGGGTTTCATCTATTAATGAGTTACCTGGATAAAAACTTAATTTCATTGATTTCCTTGGACTACTAAATGGTAAATTTGTAAATATATTTGTTTGTATATCTTCTGGTTTATGATTTTCACGTGTATATGGAAAACAATTTATATCTGTCGGTAATACATTTGCTTGAGATAATTTACATGCATATATTATAATTAAACTAAATACAAACCATAATAAAAGATTAATACCTGACCAAAATGTCGCTAAAACATAATTTTTCAAGTTAGTAAAATATTCTTCTCTTTTTGTTGGAGGTTTTTTTTGTGCTTCATCTATTTTTGAGCTATTATTAGTATCTGACATTACTTATATTAAAATGATATAAAATATTTGAGATTTTATTTAATACATATTTTTATACAAAAATTTTTAATATCTATTTATACTATATGATTTTTATGCAAAAAAAATATAACAACATTTTTTTAGCATTATTTTGTATTGTTTTCATTTTTTTTATTTTTCAATGGATTGGGTTTTTGTCTCTGAATAAGTATATTGTTGAATGTTTTACATCTGGGTCTATTTCAGAAGATATTAATGGATCTACTAGTCATTCAGTAGATTTACCATTAACTACTAAATATAGTTGCAGCAATTTTTGTGGTCCAACTGCAAGGTGTTCTATTACCGGTCAACAATGCTCTGCTGATATTGACTGCCCAGGTTGTCAACCTTATTCACCTCCTTTACCAGCATCAAGTGAATCTATTCCTGGTGATAATGATGCCGGTAAGTTGACGTTTGGTATGACACCACAATATTCATCGTTGACAAGTGGATATGGAACAAGAGAAAAAATTATTACTAATAATATCTTTTCTAAACCAGCAATGCCAAATTTTGGTGTAAACACGTGGTATTCTCACTTTGAGGAAGATAATGATATTTTTGATAAAAGATATAAACCACCTGATCTTAAAAATATGCCAAATTATGAGAAAAGATATAGCTTAAGCGGACAATTTATTGATGATGGACCTTTTGCAGCAAATTCTGAATTGATTTGAACATTTATTATTATTTTGTCTACCATTTTTTATATAAATTTGTAAATAATATATAAATACAATTATATATGGAAATATTATTTTATGGTAATTGTCAATTACATGCCGTTTTACTAACACTTAATTTACCAAATAATTTTAAGATACATAATATTGAATGCTGGAAAGATAATATCAATGAACACAAATTTACGTCAATAATTAAAAATTGTGATATAATTATTACACAAGCAATACATGATAATTATAGAGATAAACAATACTTATCAACTTCTTATATTATTCAACATAAAAAAAGTAGTTGTAAAATAATAATATTTGATAGTTGCCATTTTGATTTTTATTATTTTGATTCAACATATAAAAAGATTAACAATGAACTTATAAATGATCCTATTGTTTATCATTATAAAGAAATGATTAATTGTTATAATAATAATTATTCAGTTGATTATTATGTTAACAATTTTATTAATAATTTAGAATTAAAAACTAGTGAAGAACTACAACAAATTGCTGAAAATAGTTTAACTGAATTACATAAAAAATATATTAATAGTAAAAATAAATATAGTAGTAATAATGTATTTTTTATAACAACTTGTGAATATATAAAACAAAACTATAAAGACAAATTGCTTTTTTATTCTGTAAACCATCCAACAAAATATTTAATACAATTTATATGTAAAGAAATAATTAATATATTACAGATAAATAATACAATAAATTATAATATAGATTATTTGACAGGAATAAAGTGTATTTTATACAAATGTATTTCAAAAAATGTAAATTTTGATGTTAATAATCAAAATGCTTACGCATTGGGTAATATAGATAATAAAAAAATTACACAATTATATTATGATGCATATGCTAAAAATGATTTACAATGAAAAAGTATCTAGAGAACTTTATCAACAAATACTTCCTTGGCAATTCGTTTGATAATTTTCTCTTCTTTTTCATACTCATTGTCGCCCTTTCCACCCATTGACTCTATAATAATTTTATTGAACTGGTCAGAGTATTTTGAATTGATTTTCTTAAAATCTGGATACTTCTCTCTAAATTCTGAAATAAGATTTATATTTTTGTATGCAACATTCTTTACCATCTTATGTAACTTGATACGTTTCTCATCTTCTTTTTCCCATTTGTCTTCATCTCTAATATACATTGTTTCTCTCTTTTTATCAGTGCAGTGAATAGGTCTTTCACTAATATCTAATGCATTTAACTTCTTTATAATAATATTTGAAATACCTTCAATATATCCAACTTCACCAACACTTTCCAAGTCACTGAGTTGCAATTGGAGAGAATCAACAAAATCCGTAATATTCATTGCATTTTTACAAGTTTCATTTAAAAACATATTTAAATTAAATGTTTTATTATGTGAATTATTATTGGTAGTATTATGTGTACCATTTTTAAATGCTTCTATCATCATATTTTTAAATTCGCCATTTTCTTTAATTAACAACATAATGAGTTCTTTATCTGAAGTTTCATTATTTACAAAATCTAAATTATCTAATTTACATTTTTTTTCATGATACCATAAACTATTTCTTGCAGTATAAACTTTACTACATTTTTTACAAATGAATTGATGGAGATTTTCGACGACTTTTTGTTCTAAAACGTTCAATTTTGTTCTATTTTGATGTTTAAGTGTCAAATTATGTTTAGTAATATCGCTTTTTTTACTGCATATATAGTTGCAAAAATTACAATTGAAATTTTTGGCGAGTTTTGGCGAGTTTTTCATTCTAAATGTTCTAATATTATAGA